TAAAGGGTGGGGCTCCGGGTTGGCCGGATGCCCCGAGATGCATCACCATTGGACGGCATACACCGGAATATATCCAAGGAGCGTTCCGGATTCATCGTAAATTGGGACAGCTCTAGCCGTGGCTCCGGACGGAGTATTTGTGTTGGCGACTGAATTGCCGACACCCAAACCATCACCAGACGCCAACCCCAAGACATTTGCCGCAACACGTTTTATTCCTACGTCCAACGCCGTGGCTCCACCCGCTCCCATCTGCAGCCCGAATGTATTATCAATCTGCATGAATGGTTGGGCGTCCCACGCGCCACCAGTGCCTCCGTACCATCTATTGGCTATGCTCCCAGTGGTCATATACCGATATTCACCTCCTAAACCATACCACGTCCCAGAATTAGAACTCCACACGGTGGCATAGTTTTCGAGTCCCGTGTGATTGCCGTTTTCGTCCTCGACGGCATTCTCAAAGGAGCCAGTTGTCGGACTAAGGTATATATGCCCGCCGACCAAAATAATCTTACCCGTGGTTGCCTTAACAACCCTAAAAGGGGAATTGCTACTGTTTATAGTCTTGAATGGACTTTGCTGCATGATAGGGTTTTCGATTATCATTTTTCCTTGAGCGGAAATTACGGCTCGATCCACCTTCCCAGTTGCTCCATTAGATATGAAATGGCAATTAACGGCTCTATTATTTCCGTTAGGACTGTCATGGTAGATATGAGCTTGCACCCAACCTTCCGTCCACATGTTTTCTATAGTGTTGTAACTGCCATTACTTCCATCGAAAAGCACGTTATATCCTACATTGTCACCGCTAGCAAAGTAATTATATTCACTTACACCTGATACAACGTTTCCGTTGGAGTCATAAATATGGATTCCAGCTCCGTCGTTCCTAGAGAAATATCCTCGAATTCTATTCCCATTGGATGGATAATTATCATTAGTAGGATCTGTCCAGCTATTAATGCCTTCGGTTATTAATATTCCATCCCCACCGTTTCCCTTGGATGAGGCCTCAATTTCACTTCCGATACATTCACGCAATATTATCCCATGTGATCCACAGTTTTCGACAGTAACGGTCGATATTTTACCTTCATCCATCCGCAGTAGATCTAATCCAACCTGGTTAGCTTTCGTTTTGTCGCCCCATATCTTAATGTTTTCAATTCGTATACCCGTATAATTATACATTGAAGTGGTAAGCTTGCTCCTTACCACTTGCCCGTCATAGTCTGATGTAATAACAGAACCTCTCGGCCCTGTTCCCCTGACCGTAACATGGGCAGGAATTTCTATCGTCCCAGATGTAATATATTCTGGCGCCATAATTACTACTTTTCCAGAATCACTATAGTCCCACTGGCTGTCCACGGGAGATATAGCTTTAACCGTAGGCTCGGCTGCGGTCATGGCTTTATTGATGGCAATTTCGTCGTTGGTGCCCGTAATGCCCCACCAATAGGGATGCACCTCAACGCAGACATCTGGAAGTAGGATCTCCCCATCTCCGGCGTCAAACATCTGCCCGCCGTTGTCCTCTAAATGCCCGGCTGACAGGTCAAACGTGTTCCCCGCCGTGGTGACGACCGCCCCGGGGATGGCGGCGTAGACCTGACCAGCCGCCAGTGTGTGAGGCCCCGTGAAGGTGATATCCACCCGTGCCAGAATGCGGGGTGTCACTGCCGTTATCGCCGCAGCAAGCTCGGCCTCGGTGTCTACCTGAGCGTAACCTTCACCCAGGTACATGTTCGACAGCTCCGACGATCCATTTGCCGGGACGAAGGTAACCGCTGATGCTTGGAAGGGGAGAACTGAAAAGAGGAATGTCAAAAAGATAAAAACGGCAGTAGTGATTCTTTTCATCGGTATCCTTTCGTGTGATATTTGAAATTCCTTGAAATTCATTCTATCTACTATCTCCCCATCCCACCAATAGCGCCGACCGTTGAATCAAGCCCCGCCCCACCAATCGGTCCTATCAAGGAATCAAGCCCGGCCCCACCGATGGCAGCGGCTACGGCAGCGGCGATGCTGAAATTCCACTCCGATGCGGCGCTTTCGTTGTCGGCGGCGTCCTCGCATTTCCCGTAGTAGGTGTACGATGCTCCACACGCCAAGTTCCCGGTTGATCCGCTCCAGGTGGTTCCGCCCTGCGTAAGCGTAATCGCCATGGAGTCTATGTCCACATCTGCCGTATCAGCCTTACATGCCGTACAACCAACCGCATCGGTGCATGTGAGGGATAATGTGACGTTGCGTGGATTGGACGAGCATGACTGAGCGCCGGAGGGAATGAGGGCGGAAAGGACTGGATCAGTGGTATCGGTCTCCCCCGTAGTGTATTCATACGCTCCAATATCCCATGTTGTATTCTGTGGACGAACGGTTCCGGCCCGATCTATTTTTATTGAGAGCCCATACAATCCAAAGAAAGTATCATAAACGGACGATTCAATATTTGCGCCTATTGCCCCACTTCCTGATTGAGGCGTGAAATCACTACCAGGCATGATGAATTCAGGATCAATATCCAAACAGTCAATACATTGCCCACTTGCGGATACAAAATTGTCTATACCGTTGATTGTATTTCCGTCATAATGCAGCCTCGTGCCGATGGAAGCATCATAAAATATATTATAATCTGCCCACCAATTACCGTTTCCGAAGTTGTACGATTTTTGAAATTGCCAATCCAAAGAATATATAGTAGAAACTATATTTCCGTAAATCCACGCATAGCTACCAGCACTTTTTTGATATATTAGTATTCCTCCATCCACGTCATATATAGTATTATCAATTATGTATTTATTATTATTTCCTTGCCACATAGCCAACGCTACACCTTGACGTGTGGGAGAAGATGGGTTTCTTATCTCTGGATGTATATTATGTATTATGTTTCCTATAATATAAATCGAATGATCCCTATACCAATCGTGGGTTACCCCCTCACTATCTACCGTGCTATTATCCGAATTCCTGAAACCGTAATTCGCGTCATAGAACTTGTTGTAAATCACCCATAGGTTTTTAGGATTATACTGAGCACCTGCACAATCCCCTGGTGCATGAGTATCGTGTGATCGATGATCGTGGAATATGTTCTCGCTAAGAATCACATCACTCGATTGTTTCACGAACACAGGAGCTTGGTTGTTTTGATTTCCCGTACATCTCCCAACGTAGATATGATGGAGGCTGTCATGAGATCCATAGTATAGTCCCCCATTGATGATTACGCCACTACCTCCTTGCCGGAACCAATTACAATTCAATATCCAAACATGGTGCAGAAACGTAGTCGTATTGCGGCCCCAAGTATTTGGTGTGATACCCGTAAAATCCTCATCACCTGTAGCTTGCCAGTCTCCGTTATTTTGAAAGTTGACATTGTAGATTACTACATCGCTTATTGTAGCATTTAGATCTGGTGTAATTCCAATGGTAGATAATCGCACCCCAGGATACGTTCTATTCTTTATGTCGCTGTTTCTTACTATTATATTATTTCCGTTTCCTGTAATTGATATGGCTGCACCTGCGCCCCCATCAAAGTCCATGTTTTCCATTAATAAATATTCACTATTTGTCAATCGCATTTCACCAGTTATGTATGCTTTAACTTCCGACGTACCTCTAATCCAACACGGGTCCGCTTCAATGCAATTCCACGTTTGAGTATATACATTGGAATAAGCCATAGTTCCTTGAATTTCCATATAAGACCCAGGGCCGAACGTCCCTCCAGGGATTGAGCAACGTGGGTGAGTGGGATAGCCATATGTGTTTCCGCTGTCGGTGCAATCTAGGTGGCTCGCCTCGATATAGTAGCAGCCAGGCGACTCGCCGGACGGCCAAGATGAGCACTTAACATTCGTATCTGGTGCTAAAGAATCAATTGGATGAATACTTCCCCAAGAGCCTGGATCTGGTATTCCAATGGGTGGAGTGTATGCCCATGCCAAAACATGGGGACATAGGACAAAAAATGAGACGATAAGCAATCTAGTACGCATAGGTCCCCGCCACTCCGCTTGCGCTCAACGTGCCCGTGAATGTACCGTATGTCGTCCCGGTCAACACGTTCACAACTCCTGGATCTGCAGGCATCTCTGTGGCATTGGCGTTCACTGTTCCCAACGAATAGGATGTATTTTTGGGATACAGAACATAGTTTGTCGCCGCTGGTGTAAAATAAATGGCTCCAGTAGCCCCCGATCCTCGCTTACCGTTGACGATATTCCCCGTGACGGTAATGCCGCCAGACCCAGAAGCAAAGCATCCGGCATTGGCCGTAGTATCGTGACCTAAACAATTGCCGGTGATAGTCCATCCACCTGTTCCAGAATTTTCAATTCCTGAAGCTGTGGCTGCTATAGCGTTCCCGGTAATTGCCACGATGGAGGCTGCGCCGGTAGTGTAATATCCACGCGCCGCGCCGTTCCCTCCACCAGTAATATTCCCTATAATGTTTATAGTCACAACCGTATGGGTATCGGAAACTCCATGGCAAAGATTAACCGATCCTCCGGTTACGGTGCCGACTATGGTCCCACCACCCGTGGACCCTGTGATAGAAAGACAAATACTGGTTCCACCTTGCACATTCATGTTCATGGTGAGATTCGTGGCGGTCGCATAGGTGAACCCACCACCGCTGGTGGCCGTGGAAATAGTGACGTTCTGACCAGCTCCAAGACCAGGGTCAGTGTCAATATCTATCCCGGTTTGTGCGTTGGCAACAAACACGTCTCCAGCCAAGCGGTTAGCCCAAGTAAGCGCGTTCCCGCCCCCACCGGCTGCATCGTTCCATGTTCGGGTACTCATGGCCCCTGCACCATCTTGTGCGTACCAAGTAGTGGCATATACGCTCGACGCAGAAAACAGAACCGCAAATAATATGGCAAATGCAAATTTCTTCATGTGCTTGTCTCCTACATTACGCCAAACAGAGTGACTGTCACTGTCCCCGTGCATGTCCCGCTGTCATAATTCCCTCGTATCCATGAATCGGCCGCAATCGAAGTATCCCACCCCGTAAGCGTGGTGTCCTTGTTAAAAAGAACCCCGCTCAAGGTCGGGTGCGCCGCTGCTGCGATTTGATCCGCTACAGTAGGAGGGAAATTCGCATAAGCATCGTTCCAAATATCCACCACGGCATCACACCCGGCCGCATCGGTAGCCGATATGGTCCAGCCCGCTACGGTTGCAGCGATTGGAATGTATGAATCGGACTTGGTGTTGTCGGTAATATCGGTCCCGCCTCCTGAAAAATTCAGGACAGCGATTTTTTGAAGCTGGCCTTGAAACGGCTTCCACGTCCCAGGGTTACCAGTTGCCGTACACATATGGCTGATATCAGTGTTCGACTCCCGGTAAACCTGTCCCTCGGTACAGGCCGTGGGCGGGGATGCCGTATCGCTCGGAATCTTGAACGTGTTAAACTGAAAGACCCCATTCTTCCACCAGTTTTGACGTTCCCAGGTTTTGTTGTTCCGATTCGTGTCCGGGGCCACCACATCTGGATCGCTTTCAGCTTTGTTGCTTAGTGTGACTTGGTATTGTAATGTCCACCAAGAGCTGATGGTATAAGCTTCTCCGGTTGTCATGATATCAGCGGAGAGAGAAAGCGTCCCGTCATCGTCAATGGCTGTCACCGCAGCGTAGGTGCCGTCCGTGGTGTTGGCGACAACGTCCCCAACCGTGACCGTCGTCAGGAAGTCCTGGCCGGCGTCAACAAGCTTAGATGCCGTCGTTCCGTCCGTTGTTCCGGAATCTACCTGGACACTTTTTGAGACGAACGCGATGTCATTAACGGTGATGTCGTCTCCATCCACGGCATCCAGTGCTCCAGCCCCACCACCCACCGTTTCGGAGTAGACCAAAACGTCCTGCTTGGCTGCCAATGGCCCGGTAAACCATGTTTCATCCGCCAAACTTCCGTCATCATCCGCGTCAAAACTGTGCAGGTAATCATAGATATCGTTTTTCTCGGGCATGGTTGTGTCGGCATTCCACCCGCTGCCATAGACCTCGGCTGCGCCGGCGGCCGCCCCGCTCAGTGCGTCAATGGCTTGCTTGATTCTCAACGGCGAAAACGAGCGCAATGCCGCTTCGGTCCCTGCTTCGGCTTCGGCTTGAGATGCCGTGGTTTGTGGAGGTTCGGCAAGGGATGCAAGCGATGTTGAGACGGCCAGATTGCCGACTCCGTAAAACACGTTCCCGGTCGTCAGCACCATATCACTCGCCCACGTACCATCGGCATTGAAGGGAAGGCCCTGCCAAATATTCCAGGTAGTTCCGTCACACCATACTAAAACCGTGCTTCCAGGGCTCACCGTAGCGATGGTTGCCGCGGCATCATCCTTAACCAGCAAGTCGAATGCCGTCCCGATGGTCGCGGTGTTCTTGACCTGATACCACCGACCGGACGCCGATGCCTCGGCCGGGAGCGTGACGTTGCGATTGGCACCATTGGGATCGAGGTTCTGGATGGCCTTGGAGCGCTCATCCGTGGCCCCGAGGGTTATGTTGCCTGATAGGGTCTCGGTGTTGATGCTTGCCGCGGCCTCGCTGATGTTCAAGGTCAAGATTCCGGCATCTACACTCGCTGAACCGTTGGGCAACGTTACCGAATGCACATATGCCTTCGACGGACTACCATCAGGCTCCGAAACCAAGAATCCCAGTCTTTCGGCACTAACACTGCTACTTACCCCAAAAAATCCAGCCATTGCCAGGAAAAGAAGAGCAAAAAACAAGACGGCCCTTGAACGCATATCATCATCTCCTTGAAATACCTTACATCAGTTTATGGTGACGTAAAGCGTACCGCCATCGATAGTGGTGAGCACGAGCCCATCGAAAGGAACTTCCGGACTGGGGTTCTCCCATTTCTCGATTCCGATTGTTTCATGGGCAGCGGATGAGGCTATGGCTCGAATGGGTGGCCAAATGGGAAACCCGCGGGTGTCCTTGACGACAAGATCATTGTCCGCCGCGTTGGGATGATATTCCATTTTCGAAATAAAGATGGGGCCGGTCCAGATCGTTCCCGCCGTATCCAACACCCACACTCTTCCTGTCATTGCATTTGCCATTTCGTCTCCTTCGGAAAGGGGGATACCACGGCTACATCGAATAACCGAGCACCACCAACTCTATGTTCATTGTATCAACCCCGGTTGCAGTCCTGGTCATTCGAAGCCCGCCCGTGGCCGAACAAGTCACGGGTTGGGTCACTTCCTTCCAAACGTCATTCCCCACCCCCTCCAGGTTGATGTTGATGGCAAAGGCGTTATCGGTCGCATCATCGTCCTTTATCACGAGAGAGCACGGAGCCCCCGCAGATCCGCTATCCCTGACTCTTACTTTCAGGATGTATTGGCGAGCGTAGAAGAGAGGATAATTGGATGCCCCGATCAACGTAACCATGGACATCGCGCTTGGTCCATCAGTGCTAAAATTTTCAACCCCGGTGTACCCGGTAACGATGTTCTGCTGAGGGAGCATGGAATGACCGAAGGTGATTTCATTTCTTGGACATGCGTGAACCACCGTCGTGGTTCGATTCCATCCACTTGTGGTCGTCCAGTCATTCCCCGGGCCTATGTGGATGTTGGTGCAATCGGCATCGAGATTTACCCCGACAAGAGTGTTGCCGGCGCCACTTGCATAGAACGGGTTGGTGTCGATGTTGGCGTAAAGAACTTTCTCAAGGTCGAGATATGTTGCAGTGTATGGAGCGTCGGCGGCCGTCGTGCTCATCATGTTCCCGCAATATTCCAGGCACCCGACCCCGATTCCAGCCACGTTATTTATTTTAAGAACGGTTCTGGCTTGTGCCGAATCACTGAACCCTTCTATGTGATTCGAGTTGATCGTTACCGTGCTGTCGGGATTCCCGGTTGACCCGATAGGAGCATCATCAATGTTCATCGTGGCTTCGGAGAATTCCGAATCAAACGTATTGTCCATGATATCGAGAGACCTGAACCGCCCCACCACGCGAACGGCGGCCCCCCCAACGTACCCGGCTCCACTTGTGAAAGTGTTCTTCCTGACGGTGAGATTCTGTGTCCTAAAGTCTGCGTTTGGAGCCACATACACCGGGTAGTAACATCCGAGGAACATGTTGTACTCGATACTGACCGTTTCCCCGTAGTCAACCCATGCCCCGTAATAGAACCCATCGCCATGAACGTTCCAGATCTTAGACTGTCTCGTCTTGAGCATCTTGAACAAGCAGGATGTCCCCATGGTACCGTTTATGAAATATCCTCCATCCCAAAGCAGGAAACGGTTGTTTGTAACCCCGGCGTCGCCGTACTGGATATCGAACCAGTCGTCATCGAGACTTCCGGTGAATGCGGCCATTTGAGCATCGACATAGAATCTTCTCTCTCCAGGACGAACGTTTACCGTACTCTCAACCGTATAGGCTGCCTCGTCAAAAGTGACCCGGATGCCGTCCCGATTGGCCACGGACGTAAAGCACTTATTCATAGCCACACTGTTGGTCCCCCACCAAGACATCTTGATTTTGTTGGCTCCGGTAATCAACACGGTCCCGGCGGCGCTCGTATCGAAAATCTTGTGGCCCTCGACTTCGAAGGAGCCCGAGAAAGTGATGGTAACCCCGTTCGCCGGGGAGATAAGCACGCCGTAGGGGATGTCCTTGATTTTTGCCGAAACGGTGGTGTTGGTAGAAATGACATAGGTCTGAATGACGGGGGTCTTGATCAGAACCTTGTCATAGGTGGTGGTGGAGTAGTTCGTTTTCGAGAATACGAGCTTGAATTCCTGATCGTAATCATAATCGAAGGCCGAGACGTAGAAGGTATAGAGCCCGTCGATGGCGGTAGTTACCGTGCTTCCGGAAATGGGCGTGGTCGAATCGGCCGAGGAGTAAATGTTCGCGAGCGTGCTGGTCCCCGCAAGGTAGACGGTCACGGTCCCGCCCTGGATTACCCGGCCATTCCCATCGCAATAGTGATCTTGGTGGATGTATTTCATGGCTTCCCTTCTTGAGAGAATTCTTGCGGCTCGTCAATAACGGATTTATATGCTATGGCTTTGACAACAGGAACTGTCAGGCCGGATGTTTCCGCCAATGCTTTCCCGTAGGCTCTAAGGAATTCACCTTGCACTCGTGGAGAGCTTGCCACCAATACGGGCCAGAAAGCTGGACTTACAAACTTGGCGAGAGCGGCTTCTCCGATTATCGCTGGTCCAGTTCCAGACAGTCCCCTTGGAATCCATGCATTCATGGCATGGCCAGCTATTTGGCCCGATAAATCTTCCTTGGCTTTTTCTCCAAGAACGTTTACCAAGTCGCGCCTAAGAGCGAAATTATCCCTCATGGAAGACACTAATCGCCTAAGCGTTTGATCTGCCACTATCCTTCCGCTCATCCCTTGTTTTCTGAGCATCAAACCGGCTTCCACATCTTTTATGAGCTTGGTCGCATCGGCATATTCAGCCGTCATTTCGGCATACTTCGGAACATTCTTTACAATGAGATCCTTGACCATATTCCTTGCCGTTGCTACAAATTGCCTGGCTTGGGAAGAATCGGAATAAAAATCATCCAGTTGGCGTTTTAGCGTATCAAGGCCAATGGCCGTGTTGTCTCCTGGCTTGGTGCCCCAGCTACGGAGAGTTTCTATGGTGTCAGCAATGTCTCTTCTCCCGGACGAACCCATGGCTATTCTTGAAGTGTCAATGCTGCCATCTGGCTTAATTTTTATGTTGTACCGATCCATGAGATCTTTTAGTTTGCCCCATGCCGGTCTCGTGTCTATGGGTGGATTATTCTTTGATATCTCCTCCAATTTCACTTGATACGCCGCGCTACGCTGATCCTTGATAGCGGAGAGAGCATTCTTTGCGTTTTTCACCACATCATCTCCGCTGATCTCACCTCGCATGGCCTTGGTAAAATCCGGAGATCCCTTCAAAGCTTCTTCGACTGCCCCGGTTCCGGTTCCACTCATTCTTCCAAGAATCTGCCGGACTACTTGAGATACTCCAGCCGCTCCCTTTTGTATTACCTTGATGGCTCCCATTCCGGTCATCTCAGTCATTCCGCCCTCGGCAACGTCCTTAACTGATTGAACCGATGCCTCTCCGACAGTCCGAGGTTTTCCTTCAACGATATCTGCCGCACGGTTTCCTATTGAGTATCCAAGACCGGCACCAAGTGGGGCACCTGCCGGACCTGCCGCACCCGTTCCGGCCATGCCTCCTATAACCGCTCCAGTACCAGCCAAGACTGGCCTGGCCATGACAGAAAGACGTTTTTGTAGATCTGGGGAATCGACCTCTTCCTGAGTAGGGGCACCAGGGATGTTTGCGCCGTATCGTTCCTTAATCCTTTGGTTTAGATCTGGCTTTACGGATGAGTCTATTCCTTGGTTGGTAGATGATGGTGCCTCTATCCCGGCAGCCTTGAACAAATCCTCATCCGACATGGACGACAGATCCACTCCTGCTATTTTGGCAAGATCCTCGTCTGACATGCCCGACAAGTCTTGGGGGCCCATCTCAGCATGATGCAGTTCTGCGTATCTGGTTGCCTCCTCCGGTGTTTTGAAAATTCCAAGGTGCTTTCCGGTTTTCCTGTATTGATTGATGGCCTCTTCTGGTGACATTTCCCTGCCATCGTCGGAAATTGTTGGAACTAGGACTTCGCCCTGATCGGTTCCAAAACTAATGGACTTCACAGTGCTTGTTGTCCCGTCTGCATTTCTGACGATTGGTCTCGTGTTATAGTCGATATTGCCTTGGACTGATGGCTGTGGTTCCGACAAATTGAGATTGCCCACGCTCGGAATCTCAGCCGCTTGAGCCTCGGATGGAGATGCAAACCTGGAAACCTTCTCGGCTATCCTTGAAAGATAGTTCTTGGTTTCGTCCGGCATGAATCCCTGCTTAACCCTTTCAGGTCCAGCGTTGTATGCCCAAAGAGCATCGTGCCAGCCGCCAAACTTGTCCTTCTGTGCCTTAAGATATCTGAATCCGCCGCTCAGATTGTCGATGGGATCTTTTGGATTGACGCCTAAATCCTTGGCCGTGCCCGGCATCAACTGCGTTAGCCCCATTGCGCCCTTGGGAGATACTGCCTTCTGGTTCCATTCAGACTCTTGGCCGATCAATGAATGCGCCAACGGCTTAGGTATTCCGTGCTTTCTGGCAAGAATGTCGGCCGATTCCTTAACGCTAAGACCAGCCGCCCTTATCAGGTCTTCATCGGATACTTTTGACAGATCCATTATTGAACCAGCCCTCTCCTTCGAAGTTCGGCCATGGCCGCATCCCTAGACACCCCAGGCGAGCCTGAACCCTTGGGTGGTTGGCCTCCACCAGTGCTGCCCCCAGACATCTTGTCCTTAGTGGCCCTTAGTTCTTCGTCCGCGCTTTCGATCCTCATTCTTGCCATATCTCTAGTTTCTTCAAGGATCTTCTTGAGTTCATTGAAGGAGAGATTCGGGTCGTGAATTTTTGCCCATTTTTCCTGAGCCCCGACAGAAAGCTCGGCTATTGAAGCTTGTGATCCAGTTGACAACTTTCCTATTTCATTGCTTATTTCAGTGAGATATGCCTCAACTATCCGTTCGTTTCCGCTCCCAACGACAGACGTTTTCAGTTTCCTCATTGGCATGTCCAACGCACGAACACCAACTCTATCCACTAGACTATTCCCGACCTCTGAGACCCGGTCTATCTGCTTCTCGATATTTCGGGCAAATCCACCCATCATCCCACGAGCTTTTTCCTGTGTCGTTAGCGATGTCGTGAGAGACTTCTGCTCGGCTCGTCCAGCGACAATATCCCTCCCCGTTTTCCCTTGGGATTTTTCCCAGGCCGAATACCCACTCAGAAATGCATTCCTTCCATCTATGTCTCGATACGCAAACGGAGGAAGGGCCTGCTTGTCTACAGAGTATGCTTGGTAATAGATTTCCTTCTCATCCAGCGGAAGACTTGCAAATCCACTTTTGCTCAAGGCACCTTGTCTGGCTTCGGTTGTGGCCGCTGCAATCCTAGATTTCCGCTCCTCCATGCTATCCAGAATAGCCTTTGATTGAGGGTCACCTTGGAGTGCTTTGTTTGTCAGGGATATCTCGGTATCTGATTCAATTCTACGAGGCCCCTTCCCAACCTGTTCCCATTGCCTCGTCGTTGGATTCCATTGACCCTGGACCTGTTCATCTCCTTGGATGAAGGATTCAACATGAGGCGGCTTCGTCTGCTGCTCGTATGCAACCCGTTTCATCTGTTCCTGAGTCTTCACGTACTCCTTGATAAAATCGGGGTCGCTGATGCGGGTGAGCTCTATCAGGTCCTCCGTGGCCGCCGAATACTGTTTCTTGAGTTGCTCCAACTCTTCCGGCTTCTTTACCTTACCGCTCTGCATGGTCTGGTAAAGATTGGCAACCTGTGCCTTCTTATCGTTCACCAACTCACCAATCCAGGCGTTTCCGGCTTCGGTCCCGAGCTTCATGGTGTCAAGCACGCCTTTCATGTTTTTCTTGGTAATGAACTCTTCCCCGCCTATCGTCTTCTGAATGGAGCCATTTTGTCGCGCATTTTCCAGGAGGAGGTTGAATGCCCTCGGATGTTGAGCAAGTGGGGTGGTTTGCAAAAGAGCCAAGGGAATGGGCTTGCTTTCTTCCGCTTCTTCGTCGGCCATCTTCTTTTGAAGATACTGAAACTTTACGGCCTCACGCTTCTCCTGCTCGTCCTGAATGGCCATCTGCTTCATTTGGCCGATGTTGCTCATGATCGCCGGGGAGGCCCGACCTACCGCATCAAGAAATCCCATGATCGTACCTCCCTAAAAGAAGCCGCCCACGCCGCCGAGAAGTCCTCCGACGAGCCCGCCAACAACATCACCCTCCATTGCATACCCACCAATGGCACCAATGCCGGCCCCGACCGCTACTCCCGCCGCCGTGGACCCGGTAAGGGATTTGACTCCGTATCCTATTCCCGAGCCGACTACTCCCGGTAGAACCCAATCCTTGGCGAATTCCATGGCTCCCCCGCCGGGTGCCCCAGCGCCCACGGCGGGGGAGCCTGCGGGCTGAATGTTGGATGGTCCGGCATCTTGAAGCATAGAAGGGGTAGATGTCGGGGCTAAGGCCGAAACCGGATTCTGCGGAGCCACAACCCCTCCAACTCCCGTTGGAACTTGAGTTTGAGCCCCTCCTGTTCCAACGGCCGGGGTCCCTCGAAGCTTGTTTATTCCTCCCATGATCGCTTCCTTGCCGCCCATCTGCCACAAGGCACTGCCTATGGTGGCGACACCCGTCATCGTGGCTGCGTCTTTTTGATCGGCCAGGGCTTTCTTTTGAAGCTCATACGTTTTCTTCCACTGCTCCTGTTGAATAGCCTGGCCGCGATTCTGCAAAGCTCGCCCGGCCTCGACGTCCAAGGCCGCGGCATAAGCCGCTCGAATATCGGCGTCTGTAACGGGACGGCCGGAAGCCTTGACCTGACGCAAATGTGCGTTGATCTGTGACAGGACTTGCGGAGAAAGGGTTTGCTGATATCCTTCAGCCATATCAAGGCCTCCTTTTTATCGGTTCTGATACACCGCTCTTGCCTGTGGCGACATTATGGCCGGCCGCTGATATGTCGCTGGAGATATCGCCGGGAGCCCGCTTTTCTTCCTCATTTCATCCAATATCGTGCCTTCTGATCCGCCACCCCCGGGTTGAGAGTCGGCCATCATGCTATTGAAGTTTGCCACGGCGGCGGGATCGTGGGTCCCGAGTGGACCGGTGGTCAGGGAAGCTGCATCCAAATCGGTTAGACTTGCAGCCGTCATGCCGCCAAGTTCAGCCACCCTCCCCCCCAATGCAGTTCCGGCGGGACCCATCACACTGCCAATAGCGGCCCCAACGGTTTTTGCGGCACCTCCCCAGCCTAGTTGCTTGTCTCTCATCCCAATAGCCGCGTCCATTTTTGAAGGTGGAGTGTTGGGCGCTATTCCTATCTGCGTCGGGCCCATAAGGCTTCCTATCGGGTTGGTAACGTATCCCATCATTGTTTTGGCTTTTGAAAAAAAACCTTTTGCATATTGAGAAATCGAAAATTCCTCCCCAGCTCCAGTAGAGGCACCAATCCCCTGTGCCCCACTTGCACCAGCTCCGGGTGCGCCGGCAGACTGAGCCCCAACATCCATGGCTCCCAAACCGGTTCCAGCAACATCACCCGCACCAAGCCCGCCGCCGCCATAGCCACCACCGTCTCCGTAACCGCCGCCGCCAACATCTCCACCGCCGCCATATCCAGAATCACCCATTCCAGCGGTTCCGTCTCCGAGTCCGCCCCCGGCGCCCTCGGCACCTCCAGAAGCTCCAGCATCAGGCATTTCATGCTCCTTCTATTTCGTATCTTCCCGGACTATCAAATACTTGATTCCAAGAAACAGTGGCTCAAACCCCACGGCTTCATTGTCCGTCGTCATGGACAGTTTGAATCGGTGATACACGTAATCCCCCATGTCCTTCTCGCTCAGCTTTGGGGAAGCAATCCGGTAGCCGGCATGAGACGGAGAAAGGGTATAAGCGGTTCCGGTGGCCGAAGTGTCTCCGTAGTGAGTCAAAGCCACGGTATTGGTCGTAACGGTCTTGGCCACGCAATGAAACATAAAATTCCTGACTTTGGTAACGACCCAAATGCTTCCTTCGTGGAGTGCAATATCTCCGGTCTCAACCACATGAACGATGTCGTTTCCATCAAAATCGGTCCCGTTGTCCAGCCGAACAACGTATCCACTGTCGATCATGCCGTAGTTGTGGACGGCTCCCTTGATCGATCTCACGCGGAGCCCGGTCTGAAGATATTTCCCTGTTCCTCGGTCAATCTCGTACCATCGTTTGCGCTTGAGGTCGTAAACCATTTCTCGGTCGCATGTGGCGCTTGTCCCTGACGCAAAGCACCAATGATATTCATCCTTGGTTTGATCGTAGAATGCTTCCGATTCTCGTATCTCGCTCAGGTTGATAGAGTTGGAATATCTCTGATCGAAACAATCCTCGATATCGGTGTGAATCGGAACGAACCCTTTACCATCGAAGATGTAAATGCCTGCCGATCCCTGGAAGATAGTGATGGTTCGATTCGACTGTGCATAGAGCTCAATGGGTGCGTTGGTGGTCACAATCGTCTTGGGAGACGGACAACCGATGGAGGCCGATACCTGATACGTGGCCCAATCCTCCGGAGAGTTACCGGCAATGACCCATGTTTCATTTGCCTTGAAGAACACCACCACGTTGTAAAGGCTGGACCCGAATTGGCTGTAAAGCCAAGATCCTCCCATGAGGCTGGATTCGTCTCCAAAATACAGCTCGCCTGAATCATCTCCATTGAAAACTTCGGCACTTTCCGTTGCCGAGTAGATCGCGGCATTTGGCTTACTGCCTACCCGATTGCAAAGAAACAAGCGGCCGAGAGCATACAGCGGAAATTTGTAAGGTGCGATTTCCGTTTGAGCCGGGATGCCGGTTATGTTGTAAATTCTCGTATCAGCATCGATTGTCTGGTCAAAGGACACCTTGTAAAAGTATAGGGGGACCTGCCCAAAATACGTTACATCCGTCTGGTTTAGAACCGGGGGTGTCGTGGATGTCGGGTCAGGAGATGTCCCGGCCAGGGACGGATCGTCCATGATATGTGTGAACTCAAGAGATTTGGCCGGCGCATTCCACGAAATGACTCCCGACCGTGAAAGAGAAATGGCTTCATGACTCGTCGCATCACTCAACCTTCCTACGCTCGTCCACGCCGTTCCATTCCAGTAGGATACCGTGCAAATGGTGTTGGCCTGCGCATTGGTCATGTCTCCCGGCATGTAGATGTGCAGCCCCATCATTCTGTCCGGAAACCCCACCACGAAATGATCCGTCGTGGCCATACTCCCGACATCCAAGTACGTCGTGGTGGTGGATGGCTCATAGGTCGTGTCAAAAACATTCAGGGTGTAATCGGCGTATTTGTCGGATTCGCTCTTCTGGCACGAGGCTATTGTCCTTTCGATTCCATCCCATACGTCCTTGATGGTTTGGAAGGGGGCATCAACAGTGAGATAGTACAGGGCCGTGCTGGTGGAATTCGAAATATAAAGCCTGTACCAGTACAGAGAAACCATGTCGATTATGCTGAGTTTGGCCTGGGTTTCCGTGGAATCGAAGAGTATCCTCCCCGTTTCGGTCAATCCATTGGTTCCGTCAACAAGGGTTCCGACCGCCGTCCACGTAGATCCATTCCAGTAATCAACGTACACCGTTCCATTCACCGCATTGGCGGTTTGAATGTATGCTCGTAGCGACTGTATGGGTCTGGTGGAGCCAACGTAGCAATAAGCCTCGTTCGTGCTGTTGTTGTAGGGACGATTCGAAGGATTGAAGTTCCTTGTATGGCGAGCCACGCTGCTCAGCCGAATCTCGTCCATGTTTCCGGTGAAATAGTATTGGTCGGTTGCTCCGTCGTAAAATCTTCCGATTTGAACGACTCCGGTGTAGTTTGCGGCCCGAAGTGCCGAAGAGACACTTGCAAGCATGTCTCCGTTCACGAAGATGCGCCACGCATCCCCACTTTCAGAGATTTCGACGTGATACCATGTATTCGTCGCAATCTTCCCCGCTCCGCTGGTAGCTATCGTGCTGACGACTCCAGCCACGTCAACCCTGATGCGCACCGCCCCCGTGGTCGTAACCTCGATTGAGAACCAGTTGTTGGCGTCTGTGTAATGGCAATAGAGACATTGGACAGCGGCAAGGCTTGTCGTCCTGATCCATTTATCATAGGTAAATGTTCCGGCTGTCCAGTTGAAGTCGGCGTTGTCGGGAATGGTCAAATATGAATTGACCCCTCCGAATGCCGCCGAAGCCGTCCCAAACTTCTTATTGGTCGTATCCCATGTCACGTTGTTATCCGTGACCGTGTGGGGCGTGGTTGGGCTCGTATCGGTAACGTTGCTGTTCAGGGAAAGGAGAAGGAGCGTGTAAACGTCGATCCCACCCTCGATGGTATGCAGGGTGGCAATGTTGTCTGAATCGGTCAAATTGTTCCGAAGGGCATCGGTGTAGTCGTATTTGAACGTACCATTCGGATCGTAATTTACAAACGCCCCTATTTTTAGCTCGTCTCCACCCCAAATACACGATTCCGCCGAATTGCAATACGCCATGTTCCCGTTGGGAGCCTTGGAGAAATACCCCCGAGATGCGTCCGCGGAATCCGTGTGCAATGCTACCGCATTGAAATCGCCTTGACCGGGAATGGCCGTATCGTTTGTGAAGATCTTGCTCTGCGTCTCCGCTGTGTTGAACGCCTGGACCAAAAGATGACTCTCTTCCGGGCGCGACTTCGTGAAGTGAAAAGCGTTGTCAATAAGAGGATGAGACGACAACGCCGTGGTGTTGATCTTGGTGCAACCAGCAATCCCCTTTAGCCCGGCGTCCGTGTACCTCAAGTTTTTGAGTGCAACATAGTTAGTCCCGACTAATGTCCCGTCAAGGGCCGTGATCAATTTCCCTTGAAGAGCTATTTCCTTCGTGAGCCGGTTTTCAGCCATTAACGTCTTGCCCTGAAATTGACCGAGATTTGACGCTTCTCCCGCAGGCTCTTCGTAACACTCGATCCGAAAAGTCTGCACTGATTGTCAAAGAACACGTACATGGCATCCCCGAACGAAGGCTCTCCATCTCGATACTTGTAGAGCCAGAAGGCGTACTTCACGAGGGCTGACGAATACTGGGATGGGAATTTATACATCCCATAATCCGAGAAGACGGGAGCTGGCCGGGTCACGTAGGGAACCGTGATTGTGTATCCGGCCGCGGACGTTGGAGGATCGACCACGATCTTGTACCTGCCCTGGGGCTGGATCACATACGAATCTCCGAGCGTCCAATCATTCGCGGTTCCCTCGAAGAGGGCTGCCACCAAGGCCGTGTCGCTGGTCTTGGAAAGGACAATCCCATCCGACCCGTCCGTGGTGTTGTGAACGATGTCCCCGGCTGACACATTAGCGAACTTCGTGCTCGAGCTGGTATCCGTCAATGTGCATTCCCCTCCTGATGTCGCTCCTGCAAGAGAGGCCGTCCCGGTAATGCGGGCCGAGAGAGAAGGCACGTCCGTTATGGTGAAGTAATCAGGAACGGGCTGTGCCGTGGTGTTGTTCCCGTAAAACACATCCTCGTAATCCCTGAACGGGATAAAATAGTCCGTGCTTCCATCGTTCAGTTTAATGAACCTTCGGTTGTCGTCCTCCCGCATAAAGAAGTCCAGGAAGTCGGCATTCAAGGTATAGTCACTTTGGCTGGCCTCCGTGGTAATGGCCTGCGTGGATCGAAGGCATTTCGTGCGCATGGTGAACTCAACCGCCGCCTGGTAGAGATATTGATAGGCCGTGAATTCACTGAACCATCCCGAATTGGAAGATTCGTTCAGAAGGTCTTTCAACTCACGTATTAAGAGCTTTCCGTCCACGCTTGGACTCCTGACCCTGGTTTCTTTCCAGTACGGTTGCGAAGGTTTCGAAAGTTCGCTCTACTCCCCCCGGTGCCGGGTTGCCCGCTCCCGCCGCAGAAACTTCGGCGATTTGATCCTTCACCATGACGGCGATCATGGCCGAGAGTGCAGCCATGGGGTTCTCCGGATCTCCCGTGAAGGCTGAAACCTTTTCGGTCCTGCATGTGGCCTTCCTCTGTTCGAGAACTCCCGTGTTGCTCTGCCGGCCCAGGCGCCGCCCTATGATTTTCCATGCCTTCTCGGCTTCGTCTCGGGAAACCAGACTATCGGCATTGGCCCTGAGATTGAGGGACTGGATGATGTCCGGCTCCATCTTGATGCATGGCATCTTTTGGCGCATCATCTCGTCATGAGGCGACGCCGAGCCATATCTCATCTCGTCATAGGTAAACCTGGCATCCACTATGCGGCTTTCGAGCTCACGATGCACGCGCTCGAGATGCATTCTTTGACCCACATTGAGGCCGGGTTGAGACTCCAAGATCTGATCGAGCCGCTCTTTTCTCTGCTTGATATCGGCAATGTGGGTCGGCTGTGCCTCGACCGGGACTTGCCCCCGCTCCATCATCCGTTCGTCCGATGCAATGGATTCCTTGAGGTCGTCAATGTGACGATTGAAAAACCATGCGGGATATGACGACATGATCGCACCGTCTTTGTGCCCGTTCTTGCGGTCAACCGCGCCAAAAAAGCTGATCTGATCGGCGCCGGCCGTTTTGTCGATTATTGTTGTGGTCGTGGTCGTTTCCATTGGATTCCTTTTGGTTGGGGTTACGGCCCCGAAGGGCCGTTCGTTGCCTTGTTGGAGACTCTTACTAGGCGGCAGCCGTCACAACGCTAAGGGGAGAAAGCGGCGTGTAGGTCATGTACCATTTGATCGTTCCAGTCTGAGCACCAGAGCTCCGAAAATGAACGGTCCCGGGAGGAAGAATAAATTCAACCTCCTCCTCGGTCACGGGATCAAGGATAACGGCGCCAGCAGTTGTCGGGGTAAAAACACTGGTCGCACCAACATTGTGATAGGCGGTCCCGACAGCATCGCTTGTAATGGCGACCGGAGCCGCATTCAGGTCAGCGGTGGCAGCCGGGGCGGTCGTTACGATCTGCAGATCCCCGTTCGATGCCCCGCCAATCTCGACGGAGACATATCCAACAATCTTTGCTCGGACAGGGCCGCCAGTGATAGTAAAGAGATTGTCGTTTCCAGTGAGTACGGCTCCGTCTGATTTTTCGACACAGCGAGGAAGATACATGCCAAGCCCGCCGGCAACGAATGCAGATCCATCGAATCCAATAGCATCCACGATGGACTTACTGTCAGCCAATTCGGTCCCGAGGGCCGTTCCACCAGAAGCGATGAACGCGGCGAGAGAATTGGCCACCGGGTTAGAGGGAAGAGTAATCCCAGAGATAGTATCGGTATCGGCAAGAATCGCCGCCACTTCGGTATCCAGAAAATTATCAATGGTGGTGATGGCCGCATCGCGCGCGATACCCTCGGTGACAAGCTGTTTGATATATGCCACCAAAGTAGCGGTAGCCGATACGGCTCCGGTTGTCGCTGTATCTGTCTTATTTCCGATCACCTCATTGATTTGAGCATTCAGGACGTTATTGGCGGCCGGAACGTCGTGGAATTCGTCAATGACACCGATGGCCGTGGTAATTGTATCGAGTTTTCCTTCAACACCCGTACTCACCGCCGTACCAATGGGCTCACCACCGTACCCGTCCGTGCTGAACCCTTCGCAGTCCGCACCCCAAGACATTTTGCCCACGTTGGAAACGTAGGTCGTTCCAGAGGCCACACGGCACTTCACGTTCTCGGCAACGCCGGTCATATTTGCATCGCCCACGATACATGGACTGGGATCGGTATCGGTGTTAACGAGCGTCACATTCTTCATGCGCATGTTCAGCCACTCGTCCGTTAAACACTCGATATTGCCTTCGTCGAACGCACCGAAGATGTCGATGTCGAACAGTTCAGCATCATCGACGCCGTTGAGCTGAATCCCGCTCTGCTTCGCAGTCCCGGCCTCATTTCCCTTGTAATACTTCCATCCGTGGATTTTGAGCCGGATGGCGGCCGAAGTCACAACGATACAGTCCGTGGTATCGATGGTGGTTCCGTCGTGATACTCACCGTTGATGATGGTGAAGTCCGCGGCATTAACGTCGATGGGTCCGGTCAATGCATCGAGAGCCGCAACAAACTTCGGGTTGACCAGGGTAATGCTGGCCGCATCAATATCCATGTCGGCACCGGCAACGCCTGAAAATGTTACCTTGGCTTTGTCTGCACCTTCACCCAAAAACCACACCGTAACCCCGGCTTTGGCAAGACTGAGGCCGGCGATGGCAGACACGGCTTCGTCGTGCCCGGCCTTGACGAAGATCTGATCCCCATTGCTTGCGGTGCATCTCGTGGATGCATAGTTGATCGTATCAAAGGGTTGCTCGAATGTTCCATTGCTCGGCGTATCAGACGCAATAGGATCTCCGTTATCCACCCAAAAAACATCTCCGGTAATGGGCGGAGTACCGGCCCCAGGGAGCACGGGAACACCAAAGGTCGAAAGCCCTTGAGGAAAAGGACTGAGAGGCATGGTGTACTCCTTCTATTGAATATCTCGTTTGTTCCGGGGTGTCTTCTTGACCACCCCGCAGTGTTCACGTAAACAGACGGGCACCTATGTAACCTGGTGCCAGTACAGGTGCCTCCAGCCCGTAACCCCGTTGGCGAACCGCAGATAGATGGAAAGCTTCAGCATGAAGGTATCGAAGTCCCAGGTGGTATTGGGGTCCGGCTTGATCCGCTCGATCCACTTCATGTACTTCTTCATGAGGGACTTGCTCGCCATACCCCAACTCGCCGTATCGTAGTCGTCCAGATACGGGAGGGCCATGATCTCGTAGCGGTCAGCGTGGAAGTTCTTATCCGAAGCCGCCGTTTGATACCCGGATTGGGTCTTGACGAAGGTCCATGCCGCCTCTTCCTGGGTCTGCGGAACAATCAGGACCAAGTCGTCGGGCATGTTGAACCGCTCTCCAATATCGTCCCGGAACATCTTCATGGTGAGCCGCGTGGTCGCTATGGACGTATTGGTAATGGGAGAGGTCCCCAGGTTATCAAAACCAGACGACGTGCTCACTCCCGATTTGGTGGCATGGCTATTGGACGCCAAAGCCACCCCCTCCTCGGACGTGGTGAAATCGAAGGCCGCCGTGGCCGCATATGCGAAGGGGCGAACCTCGTACTTGACCTGGACACGCCGAACAGACTCGGAAAGGAGACTAGCCCGGTCGGTCAAAACGCCATACCGCTCATCGTCCAACAGCTTGCGCTCGAACTGGATACCGCCGGCAAACTCCTTGGGCTCGATTTTAGTGTACCATCCCGGAAACATGGAAAGGTACGAAAGCTGACCGTTGAACCTGGGGATATCCTGTATCCCGGTGATTCCATAAAAATCCTCGTAGGCTCGGTCGGATGTGATGACGTCGTAAATCTTGTCCTTCACGGACGGGATCTGGTCGTACGTGTTACGCACAACCCGCTGAACCTTTCCCTCGACCAACTTCCTGAACTGGGCACTTGTTACAGGGCTACCCATGGTGATTTACTCCTTTCATTCATGCGGCAGGGATGCCGTTACGCCAAGGCGGGCATGAACTGAAAAAGGTTGAACCGGAACTCGACGTATTCCTTGCCGGATTCACCCAGATAAAGCCTGGTAACGTCAATCCAGTAATAGTCGGCGGACAGAGCCGCATCATTTTCGATGTACGAAGACGTGGCGTCGAATTGAACAAGCGAAGTCCCGAACATCTTGACAGAGGAAATCAGGAACTTATCTCCGACCGCCGTGGCATAAGGAAACGGCGACGTCACCGTATGGGTCGTGGTACTCGCACTGGAGAGGGTGCGATACAATCCCATGTTTAGGCCCTTGGTACAGTATGCGGTCGTAACGCTGGCGATGGTCGTGAAATCAAGAGCCGCCGTGTTGAAACCCATGCCGGTAGCACTGGCCCCGCCCGTAACCGTAGACGCTGTGGGTGCCGTACCAACCGCTCCATCATAGATGGGAACGCGAAGCAAGGTTTCAGGGGTGATCTTGGCGATTTGGACATACGCCTGCTTGTCGTTCCCCCACTCGCCCTCGATACCCATCATATCCACCGTCATGTTGGCATTGCTGGTAATGATGGAAGCAATGCTCTGCCGCCTCGCGGTAGAATTGTAGAGAGGCTCCTGACGACTCGTTCCCACGACGACACCCAGCGGAACCCCCGCAGTAGTAAGAGTTGCATTTTTCCCGGTCGTATCACCAACACCAGCAGCAGCACCAAGAGCAATAACACCCGTGGTCCCATCGGTTACAATGGAGCCCTCACAGAGTGTGTTCGCAGCATTGGTGGCTACCGGAGCCCAAATCAGTTGAGGATTTTGGGAAACTACTTCAGCCATTGAAATGCTCCTTATCTAAAATCGCCTCGATAATTTCTGGTTCCGCAAAAAGAACAGCCGCCAGTTACCTTCGAGACATACGTCAATTCAATCGGGACCTCCGATCCATCGGGACCAAGAAGCATCCCCCTTCGATGTCCTCGCCTCATGGAATATGAAGCCAGGGTCAACGACTCACCGCTCATCCCTTCTTCGAACAGACTCAAAGTGGCAACCACGCCTCGGTCACTCCCGGAAGATTGCGGATACATCGCATAGTAAAACTCCGCTCCATCCCCGGCTCTCGACTGTGCCCCCCCCAAATCATCCCGTTCCGTGTCACAGATAAACCCGCAATTCCAACACTTGACGTAGCGACCATGTTCCTTCTTGCCGGGAGAATCTTTCCCGCGAAGAAGAAGTGTGCGGGCGTCATGCCTGATGCGCGTTCTTCCTCCAAGCCTGTATTCTCTCCCTAAAGACATGAACCTATGCTCCCAAAATGTCGGATACGTCGGCGTCGGTAAGCCCCATCCTCATGGCCGCGCGCCTGGCATGGTCGTCAAGCTTGATCTTTGGTGGCTCCTTTACCTTAGCAGCCATCCCCGAAGGTGCCCCAAGAGGAGCCCGCGGCGGATCTCCCTTGAGCGGGTTTTTGGGGGCTTCATCCTTCTTCGCTCTCGTGAGCCTTTGTTTCAGGACATGTACCTGCGCGGCATGATAGTTTGTCTCGGCATCAATGAGCGGGTTTCCCGTACGAACCACGTTGTACGGAGCACCGGCCTCGGTTGAAAGCTTAAAGGCCTCTTCATGCAGGGCAGAGTCGTCTGATTCGGCTCCAAGTTTGGTGAGCGTCGAAAGATACCCCGTCTCGTATTGTGTTCTTTGAGCGGTCTGTTCTTGAGTTTCCTTTTCCTGAATCTGCTTGATTCTTTTTTCGAGCAGAGCATCGAACTCTTTGCGGGTTGAAGGAATGTACTCGGCTTCATCCTCCCCTTCCACGGTCTGATCGACGGGAGCGGGTGGAGCGTTTTGCTGCAACAGCGTATTCAGAAGCATGTTGGTCTGTTGAATTTGCTGCTCGTAGGCCTTGAGAGTTCCTTCAAGAGCGGCTACCTTGCGCCCGAGTTGTGACCGTTCCTTGTTGTCTCTGGGCTCCGGTGGCTCCTCTTCTTCGCGCTCGGTTCTTGCGGGCTCTTCTGGCTCTTCCTTGGCTTCTACAGGAAATTCTTCGGACCTTTCCTCTCGGGGGATCTCTTCTTCCTTGTCTGCTGCAACGGGTTCGTTTTCAACAAAGGATCTGGCTTCCTCTGCGGCCCGGTGCAGATCATCGAGACTGATGTCTTGATCTTGCAACTGGCTGGCTTCGTTGGCGGCTTCGGGTGGCATAAAGAAAAACTCCTATCATGGCTTCCAAGCTTGCCTTGATAGGAGTCTCTTGGAGTGCGGATTGTGTGATAAGTCTCGAAGGATTCCTTGAAGGAGTATCCTTCTTAGAGTTACGCCAATATAATTACGTGGTTACTTGCCGTTGTCAAGAAAAATTATCTATCCCCTCTTTTCGGTTACCTTGACGCTCTCATTCAAGTTGATGTTGCTCACCCCGCCGGCAAAGAAGTTGATCTGGATGTTTCCGTACTTCTTCCGGTCCATCCACACCTTGATCTGCTCAACTATCCTGTCTATCGTGACTTGCTTCTCGTCCAAGTTAGCTCCCGCCTTTGTAGGTTTTAAGCTGATCCTCTATCTTCAACTCATAATCGAAATGCTTGGCGATTTTGGAAGCCCATGAAACCAAGAGCTGATCCAAAACTCTGAACTTGATCGAATCCTCCGGGGTGGCTTCTTGCTTGGCAATCTTGACCAGCAAGGCACTCCATTCGGCCTGCGCTTCGCCAAGGATCTGCTGGCCTGGGACGCTCGACATGGCATCAATAAACGCCTGCCCCTTCCCCAGCGTGGAAAGGATGTTGACCGTCCGCTTCTTCCCGAAGGACTGGACAAACTGCGAGAGCTTGTCTCTTTGGAGTGCGTCGGCCATTACATTCCTCCTCCCGCGTTGGCTCTCGCCATGACCTCTGTATCGCTCTGCGGCATCCCGTTCTGATTCCCGGTCGGTGCCTCGAATGACGCTCCGGGGAGTGCCGGTCCTCCACCTTGCTGACCATTTCCCCCAGGCGCCTGCAACCGAGGCATGACATTGGGGTTCAAGAGCTTCCTTGACACATTCACAACCTCGTCACCCATGTAGGTTGCGCTTCTTTCGAACAAGTAGTTCATGAACACCTTGAACTGAGGATCGTTCGCATAGAGCTGAGAATATGGAGAAAGAGCCTGAATAAATTGAAGCAGGTTGCGGATCTTGGCCTGTTTGCTCTGCTCTCCTTCCAGCGCCTGGGATAACGGCTTGAACCAATAATCCCTCGTGGGATCGAAGTGTAAAACCTTCTGGCCCATGAGCTTGTACCCGGTTTCTGGTTTGGCGAACCTCCATGTCATCTGCTGGATCATCCAATAAAGCTGATCGTCAAAGGTATGCTCGAAGGTAAGAGCTTTGAAATTGGATCTCTGATTTGACCGGCCTTCGGCCCCAGCCACGGCCGTTGCCGTCGTGGATGCCCGGCTCGGGACGTCCCCCATGGTCGTCGGGAAGGTCGCGTCGAACTGCTGCATCTTAGAAAACAGCATCGACAACTGATTCATCGACCCACCAATGTCCGTTCTGATCGGGAATTGCTGAAGGTCCCCGATCTCCTTGACACTCATAATGTGCCCCGGCTCTACGAAGAGGGAATCGTTGTCCTCTATGCTCAACTCTTTCCCCTGGAAGAGAGGAATGGTCGCCAGCATGGTTCCGTCCTGGCACAAATTGAAGGTGTCGTCGATGGCTATTTGCAGGTCCTTCACATGCTTAGCATCCCCGAACCCTCCATCATTAACCGGATGAGGATAGCAAAGTCCACGGATAACCGGGATGTACGGAATGTCGCTGGCGTCGAGATACGGAGTCACATGGAAGGCGATCAACGTCCCGCTGCTTCCATCAGACATGGCTATTTCCTTGATGACGTGATGGAGCTCCGCTTTCTCCAGCGGCTCCCCGTCCTCGTCAACTCCAGGGCTCACCTTACTCGGAAGCCCGACCATGTCGTCCATTTCATCTACAAGGCACCAATCCTCGCCGTATCGTTTCAGAATGTCGAATTTCTTCTCTCCCTTGGGAGGAGCGTACTCCTTGTTCTCATCCTTGTTGTAAGTCTCCCGTGCCGTCTCGGTCTCTTCCCCGGTCCCAACTTCCTCCAGCAGGTCCAGGTTGAAATATCCGGCCCGGTCCTTATCCCGCTTGAGCTGAGACAGCGTTTTTTCTGATCTGATTATGACATAAGGCTTCTGCTGGAGCGAATACACATAGGAGTTGTCCGTGAATACGTTGCGAGGATCAAGGATCTCATACTCGAACTGGTCAATGAAAACCTTCTCACCGTAAACCGGCCTCTTAACAAGTTCAATCTTGGCCTCCTGTGTCTCCGGATCTTCTATCGGGTTCCCGTCAACGTCAACATCGAGCTCCTGATAAACCTCCTCGTATCCCGTGATAGCCTTTCTGCTCTGCTGATTCCACAAGCATTCGGCGTAAACCTTCCCGTCCAACCGGTTCAAAAGCCGAGCCCTGACAAACTTGAGGTAATGAAACAATGAGCGCTGATTCAACGTTCGGTTGATAAGCTCCTTTGTGGCGTCCGACGCGCGCAGGGCTTCTATTGACTCGTCCTGGAGGTAGCACTCCACGAAATCCCTGGATTGATAGTAAGTATCCACATCCATGCTGAGTTGAGTAAGCATGTGAGAGAGGAACTCCGGAATGTGAATGTCGGACATCCAATCATAGTCTTTCTCCGTCCTCTCGGCATCGAGAAGGGCCAAGTACGACTCGAAGTCATCGAAGTCCACTCGCTGATTCTGCTTACAGGTCTCGTACTCATGCATCATCGCGGAGCACATGGCCCCTTCAATGGTTTCGTCGTACTTGCGCTTGGATGTCTTCTTCTTCGCCATCAAAAACCTCGACTCCCCGAAGCCCACGACCACACCGGGGCCGGCATCAACTTGTCCATTTTCCCTTGACAGCACGGGCATTCCGGATGCTGTTCGTCCGGGTCGCAATCAAAGGATACGAAGCACTCTGCCTTGTATCCACAATGTTTGCAATGATAATCATAGACTCTGCTGGTCTTCACACACCCTCTCCTCTTAGTACACAATCGGAATCGTTATCGCCATGATCGCAATGTCAACGATATCCTCGAAGATATGCTGCCCATCACTCTTTTTCTCGAGCGGCTTGGCTTGATTCGTCACCATCGTTACTCCGTCAATGGTTGTCGCCGTTGGTCTTGTCGTCGCGCAACCCACCAGCAATAACGCCATAAAAAATAGAATCATTCCCACCGCTACTGCTTTCGTTCTTGCCTTCGCCTTCATTTTTTCCCCTCCTTGCTCGTTATCGCCGGCCGCCACCAATCCCCGTAGCCGACTTGTAATACTGCCGTCCCTCGTGCCTCTCAACCGGAGCATTCGTCGTGCCCGCCTTGAAGTACGGGTTCTTTAGCAACGCCTCCCACACCATATTCAAATGGCTGTACTTCTGCTGGGGAGTGTCCTTGGCATCCTTCATGGAAGACGTTCTGGAATCAGCCCATACATCCCACGACCACTTTCGCATGTGCTCCGCTGCGTTCCTGCATGTCCTGAACAACCAAAGCGTCGGGAGCCTTTTGCTTCCACCATCCCGAGAAACGAGATTATTGAATGGCCTCCCCACCAGCCGACTATTCTGGAGCCTCATCTTGATCTCGTTCCTCCCCACAAGCCCCTTGGTGTCCCACGGAGTCCAGTAACCCCCGGTCCCATTCCCCGCCTTCTTCAGCTCCAGCGAAATCCGGTTGATATCGTCCAGGAGAGTAATGGTGTCCTTCTGGATCGTTCTCGCCTCTGGGTCCACGAGATTGATCTTAAACCTATAGTCCATGCATCGGCTCACAAACTCGGAAATAATATCCAAAGTCGTGTACTTATCTGGAGAAAGCCAGCACTCCCCCCAGATAAACATCTCATTCGTCGGACTCATCGACGCCGCCCCACATGCCCAATTCACATGAGGATGGATGTCTATCCCCCTTCCGTGCGTCCAAAAGTGCGGGATGCCATGAGGAAAATACTCGTTCTCATCAATCTCGTGGATCTTGGGATCATACATCTTGAAGATTCGGCCGCTAGCCTGGTGGAAGATGCCGAAGACGCGCGCCTCTTTCACTTCCGGATCTTCATAAGTCGAGGCCTTGCTGTCTATGGCTTCACGGCTCAAAGTGGGGTTGTCATACGAAGATGTCTGGAAAACGGCAATCCCGGTATGGTTGCCCATTCTCGTCAACGGAACCGCATTTGCTAGCTCCCCCTTCCCTCGATAAAAATCTTGGATGGTTTTAGACCTGAGTATGATCTCGGCCTGCTCAAACAATCCGGAATATGTCCATGTCATCTTCCTGGCCGGCGTAAGGAAGAGCTCTATCGTTCCATTCTCGGCAAACAAACGGGGAAGCTGTTCCTCCCATGTCGCCGGGTCGGGCTCCTCATCGCACGCCACGGAAACCCGCTGAGACCCAGCTCCGGATTGAGCCCCCTGGCTATACGAAATGAACTCCAAAACGATGTCCTTGCCATCGTAAACCACGACGTTTTCTCCAACCCCGAACTTCTCCCCCTTGTTCATGTTCCTGATGATCATGGACTTGGTACGAGCCGTGATATCCCTCTTCACCAAGAAAGGAGGAAGCCACTTCTTGAACTCGGGATACGTCCTGTTTTTGATCTCCGAGCTATCCTCACCCTCGCCATCCTTATCTTCCGGGAGATTCTCCGAAGCCATCCGCAAAACATGAGAGCCCCTCTTATGTATCCTTATTTTTCCCCCGCATTCAGGGCATATCATGCTGACCGGGAAGAGGATGGGCTTCGGCTGGACGTTGGCGTTTTTCGTCCAAAAACATTGGCCCGACTCCAACTTAAAAGTATGAAAGCCCGGCCATGGCGCTGGGCGAGTGAACTCGTGGCCATTGTCACATTCAAAATACAAAAGGTTTTTTCTGGGACATGGATGGCTCCCGAACATCCTTAATGCATAGGAGTATGCCATTAGACATGATTTTCCTGCCTGATTTCCACAGAAAAGACATATTTTGTCGTACTTATGAGGCAAAAGTAAGTATTGCTTCAAAAGCCATGTTGGCTTGAAACTTATGAAAACAGCAAACTCGTTGAGCTGCTTTATCGCTATATCGTTGTCGTTGTCGTTGCTCACTCGTTTACGACTTCCCCTGCTTCTTTCCACCCTGCTTCTTTCCACCCTGCTTCTTCTTGCCGCCTGACCGCATTTTCTTGTCCTTCGGCATTCCCGCACCACCACCCATCATGCACTTTTTTGCCATGTTACATCTCTCCTTTCATTATTCCCTGCAAAGTCCCGCCAAGTTCCATCCACTTCCCCACGGCCCCGCCGCCAATGATGATGAGCGTAATCATGACGATACCCCAGGGGACATCGGGAACAACCACCGGATTGGACCTCCACGCCACGATGCTCAGAATTCCAATGAGCCCAGCAACCCACATAACCTTCACGAGTCGGCTGGAGCTGCCGTTGCCCTTTTCGTCCTGAAGCATGCCGGCTGGTTTGGTTTCGCATTCGGGAAGCCGTTGTTGTTCTTCGGTCATTGTATCACTTCCTCATTGATCCCATGGCGGCGTTTCGGTCGTTGACGGTTGATAGTGTTTCACCACGAAAACACCCAATGGATTATCGGTGGCCGACGCGGGTGGAATCCAAACCATTCCGGAAAGAGGCACCCCATTCATTGCGGCTCGAGTAGCCATCTTTACGGCCAGATCTATAAGTTGCTGTTCAATTCCCATCAGAACACTCCATCATTGTGAGCCATCCCACCGCACTTGGCACACGGCATACTCATCCTAACAGGATTGGGAGGCGTAGCCCAAACAATCTCGCATGCCAGGCAAGCCATCCGTTGCCATCCTTTTATATCTTCCAGAGAAAACCCTTCGTCAATAATATCGTCCATTCCCATGATGTCTGAGTTTGACGACAGATCCATGCTCCCCACATTCTCCGCACTCATCGGGGCATGGCTCGCGCTGCTTTCGAACCTCACGCTTCTCACAAGATCTTCCAGGAACATCGGCTCGTATTTCTCGGTCAAAATCCCCCTCCCTCTCGGTTTTTCTCTCAACTTCCCTCTCAAACTCACCAGGCCGCAAGCTCAGCCACGTTCCGCCGCAATGAATGCAACGCTCTATCCACCGGCCCGCAGGATTCTCGACACGGACCATCGTGCCTTCACGGTAGCCGGCTTTCGTTGAGATGTGGACTGCGCTGCATTCTGGCATGATGTCACCTTATTCTCATCCAACACTCCCGCACGGAACCTCGAAGAGTTTCCCATAGATGTCCACCTTAAACGCCCGACCTTCTCTCGTGGTCACTTCATCTCCGGGAAACAAACTGTGTCCTTCAAGGGCGGACGCCAGCTCTAATTTATCATGGAGGTTCTTTGCTTCGGCATCTCTTCTCGCGTCTTCTCTTCGCGCCATAGATTCTCGAGCCCTTATATGGGAGGCCATTCTTGTGTGTCGATGGAATTGTTCTTTGTCAAGTATTCGAGTACCACAGATGGTACAATTGCGCGGGAATCCGTCCACCTTGCCACCTCCCTACGTCCACATGTCTCGATACGGCTTCATCGCCCAAGTCCAAATCCAACCGAGCCGCGAGATCATAGACTCGGCATCGCACAGCTCATTTCGCTCTCGCATCCGGCACGCCGCACAGCCGCAGTTTAGGATTCGGTGCATTTCCATGTTGTTGTGATTAAAACCTTTTTTCGGACTGGTTTGCCGGCCCACATCGAACGTCAGAAGATAAACCCCATAGCCAGTTGGGAAGCGTAGAAGTCATCGCCGCAATATATCTCCAATCCCCATACGGAAACTGCCGCAAAGGGTTATGCGGTGCAATCATCGCACTGTCGGGGTTCAGCCTTTTCTCCGTCTTGTCAATCAAGCCGTGAATGCTCCAATACGCCTCGCTACAGAAGTCCCCACTCTTGCATGACATTTCTTCCAATATAGCCATTGCCCTCTTGGCAAATTTCCTGCCTACCTCCAAGTGCCCAATAGTCTGACAGCTTTTGAGGCACGACACGGCTGCGTCATAAATCCTGGCAGAATCCTCAACCGATAGTTTGCGTCCCATCTTTCTCATATCCTTACCCTCTCAGCTTATCTTCCAGCTCGAAACACCCATCCAATCGACCGGCATTTCTCGGTCAACATCGTAACAGCTTCATCCCTGGATCTCTCGGTAGCATATTTTTTGGTCCACCTACGCCACACCCCATCCCGTGGCGCAAAATACTCTATGGTGAATCTGCGCCGCTCATGAGACCGTTTTAGCTTGCGGTGCCCTGGGACTTCATCGTCACAGTGACCTTGAAGGTGATTACCATGCAGCGCATTGACATGAGATTACAACGCCCCCGCCATGGGGATAGTAGCCGAAGCCTCCCGCGCCGTCTCGATGTCCACCGTGCGCGTGGTGTTCCCGATGTTTACCTGGACTGCGGGGACACCCTTGCCCTCGGCGTCAACAGTAGCAATCGCCGTCATGCCAGGAGGAAGATTGACCGTGATCCGCGCCTCGCGCATGTTGGCACCGCTAGCACAACTTGAGCAAAGCCCGACCACGATAATCAACGTAACCCACGTCGCTATGGACACCAGTAACCTGCCCAGTTGGTTCGCCTGCCATTTCTCCGTCATCATTGGATCATCCCTTCACCTTCGAGGCCAGGTCCACACCCCCACAAAAAGCGTCGAGCACACTCAGCCACTCAACAACGTTTGTCATCGTGGGATTCGTGGTCTTGAGCCCCATGATTCGCACCATGTCGTTAAGCAAAAGAGCCACAAACACTTTATCGCTCTCAGTCGCTTTGACCCAAATTCGACCGATCTGCTCAGAGATGAGACCCTGGATGGCAATCGGGTCGTCGCTGTCCTGAACAATATCCTTGACCGTGCAGGTTGTGACGATGATGTCTTTATGCTTGGGAAGGTAGGAATATGCCGCAAAACCAGCCTTCTCGGCGATTGAATCCACCGTATCTTTCGTGGACATTCCTGCACACCCATGAAGAAGGAAAAGTGCCCCGAAGAAAATCAGCGCCAGCGTTGCCGCCGCCATTGCCATAGCTACTCTCTCGACCCCACGTGCTTTACTGTGTCTCTCCATTTTTCTCTTCCTCCTTATTTTGTTCCGTTGGGTTGCTGTGCCCCGGTCATTCCAGAGCCCAACGGAGGCGAATGACCAACGCCCCTTGCAAGGCTAATTATTTGCTCTCTCCCTCCTCAATGTTTCTCAGAATTATCTTGGCATCCAACACCAATCCGTCATGTGAATGATGTAAGAATTTGATTTCTCCATCAACGATTCTCGCCGACAGCTTCTCAAACCCATTAGCCATATCATTCCGAATCCCGTCATGATATGTTGAACCACGCCCGAATCGCTGCCAGATAGCAAACGAAAGCAAGTACACCATCGCCACCAACAGCGGAACCAATTGCCACACCAAAAACCTTGAGCACACGAGCTCACTATAAAAACACGGGCCGTAAAGAGAAACCCAGTGCGAAACAAACTGAGCACATTGATTAATCCCAACTGCAAACAGTAGAACCGTGATCCATTTGAAAATGCTGGACGCCGATCCCTTGACTCGCCACCAGTCCGCGAACATCACGGCACATATCATACAAATGCCAGCGATAATCCCATGATAAAGAAGTAGCGCGTCCGCTATTTCATAGTGATCTATAATCGTAACAGCGCCAACCAGCCCGCTAGATATGGCCCAGAAGAAGGCTATCCTGTATCCATTCAGGACTGATTTATTTTTTTGGGAAGTCACAATATCGCCTTCTCCTCTCCAGGGGGATCAGCCAGTCATCTTCACCGTCAAGCATGGCGCGACTCTCGTTCACTACCCTTCGAGCATCTTCCAATACCTCACGCGACTTCTCGCGCTCCTCCCGCCAGAAATCACCGCTCCATATATCGACTAAGGTCCGCAGCCATTTCATCGGTCGCGCTCCCCGTCCCTGTCGATCCTGCACAACTGGCGAAGCATGGTAGCCATCTCCGCCATCAACGCTCGCTCTTCCGTGCGCTGATGCATACGTTCCGACTCCTGATCCACAATCCTGGACAGCAACCGAAATAGCATCCCAATCACGCCCGCCGCCAAAAGGAGGCCTGGAACCTCGAATAGCTTTACCCATTCCAACGCTCTCGCCTCATTTTTTCGTTGTCTCCATGACCCGTGTAATAAAACTCTGCACTACCTCAAGGTGCGCACGCATTTGTAGCCCAGTAGCCGAAAGGTTCCCTGCAACAACCGCCAGGTCATGAGCCCCCTTGTCGGGCAACAATTCAGATTCAGTGTGAACTAAGTTCCAAAGCTCTTTCTCGGCCAAAGCTGCGGAGCCCTTTGAGGCTTCAATGTAAGATGAGATTTTGGCAAGGATGGAGTTAATCGGCATCATCCCCTCCATTAGTCTCTTGAAGGGCTTCCAATTCACGGATGTATCGTTTTTGCTCTTGGAGATATGCTTTAGCGAGAGGCCATTTGTGATTTCTGAGGGCGGACATTGCGAGAGATCTGGTGCGTTCAATGTCTTGAAGGGATGGGATCAATGAGATAGAGGTAGGTGTGGCGTCAGTCTTCGCATGTCGATGGAACAATAAAGAATACCATTTACGGCAAAGCCACCCCACCAATAAGCCCCCTTCCTTCTCGGTTCCCCCGTTGCATCGGGCTCCGGGGCCAGAAACCGGGAAAGGAGGGGAATCGAAACCCGACTTTGACGGCCCGCTGGAGCCCTTGCACAGGAGAAAGACAACCAACACCACGTGTAAGAGATAACTCAAGCCATGTGTGCGTGTCAAATAAAATAGGTTTGAACATCTATCCGAATTGGCATACAATGCAGGGCACATCACACACAACTAAAGGGGGGATAAATGGGGAATGTAAGGCACATTGACACATCAGACTTGGATCTTCTGAAACTCTTCTACAACGACGCCAAACGAGTAACAAACTACAATCCAGATCCTACCGACAAACATCAGTTGATTTGTTCCTGTCTTTTCCGGGTAACTGGGGCCGTGCAAAAGTATAAGCATTGTGGAATTCCTCTCATTGACCTTATTCAGGCCGGGATGGAAGGGCTCATTTACGCTTCTGTCAGCTTTGACCCATCACTCGGTTTTAAATTCGCTACGCACGCAGAGAGACCCATCCATTGGGAGATAATCCGATACATCAAGGGCTACTATAGACTAAAGCGTAACGAGATAAGCTTCGAGACTCCAATCATTTGCGATATTGTAAATCCCGTCACGCCAGTAACGTTCAATGATGTTCTGCCACATCCGGGGCCGAGCCCGGAAGACGAAGCCGAATCCATGTCTGCTCCAGAAAGACTCAACGGACTACTGTGTCAACTCACTCCGCGGCAAGAATGGATGATTCGGCAGCGAAGACTTTCAGAGAAATCAACCAGAGAAATGGCCAAAGTGTTGGGGATAACCCCCCAGGCCATTGACATCGCAGAGAAGAAGGCCATGGGAAAGCTGATGAAGAAGGCTGGAAGGTGCGGAGATATTCAAGTACCACCTGCGCCGCGCGCCAAATTACAGGTTGATCCGAGAGGGAAGAAAAAGGCACAAACCACATGAAGAAGGAGGGATGACCATGAAGACCGAGGCTGAAGACCTAATATCCACCGTCAAGGAACTTGTTCACTGTCCGCCAGAGCGCGACTTGGCCGACTGGCTCAAGGCCATGGATGAGGTTTGCACGGCTGCAAGTGGAGTAATGCACCACGTTTACACATCACGAGACCGTAAGCGCAAAACATGGATCATTCGCAATCAAGAACAAGCCGAAGCCCTAGACCAAGCCCTCAACCGACTACTTCCCCACTAAAACCAGAAACGGCCACTCCCGCTCAAAAGGGTGGCCGTCTCTACTTCCAAAACTCATGTCAAGAACTTTTCAGTGAGCACCTTGTTTACCCGCTCTGCCAGTTCCTGTTTGTTCGAGATAATATCTGAGATCATCACGATGTCTGTAAGATCATCAAGGAGCTGTTCAAGTTCGGCAATTCGCTCATTGGACTGGGATTCGGCCAATTCGAAAGCCGCTCTAGTCCCCGATTTCAACATGGTTTCTCTGCCAGGATGGTTTATTCTTTGCTCCATGGCGTATTGTCCCCACCACTCTTCAAACGTCACGGCTCATCCCCCTTTCATCCTGCGCCCCAAGCCAACACAGGAGCAAATGCACACTCCGGACAATACGCATACTCGAAGCCCGGTATTAGATCAACGAGCGTCCACTCTCCGCAGTTCGCGCACTGTACCCACTCCATTATTGGTGCTGATTGCATGGCTTACCCTTTCTTCGTCGGAGCCTTGAGCGGGCCAACGAAAACACCGCCCTTTTTGGGTTTGGGAGATTTCGCTTCCGGGAGAGGACAGATCATCCATTCGCCTGACCTCCAATCACTGGACGGAGATTTCTCCGGCAGCCACCAGTAATACCCCGGCTCCGTGAGTTGATCGGCTGTGAGGTATTTTGGCTTCCCGGCAAGATGCTCCATGAGAATGCCCTTAAACCGCATAAACCCGTTGCCGTATTGATTGTTCTCTGGATCAAGGGCCATACCCAACCCATAAAGAACATCGTCAATCAGAGTTTCGTCGGCGTAGTCCTCGTATCCCACTTGGCCCGAGTACGTGCTCATGTAATTCTGGAGATATGCAACGGCAGTCTTCATCCGCGCACGCTTTTTCTTTATGGCTCTCGCATTCATGGCTCATCCCCTCTCTTTAAGACCTTCGCGCCCCTCGCCCACTGGCGCCAGGTGGCAAGCGTACATCTGCGAATAAGTGAGTACATCACCCTTCTATATAGCACCATGCCGCTCATGGCATTGAGCGCAGGGACTACTTCTCGTCTTATCCCTGTAACGCAATGCTGGATCTCATCGCCTGGTATCGGATCTCTTCTTGGGTCACGGGTGCTGTTACTCATCGCTTATCCTCACGGCTATCCCACAGGAAATAAAGAAAACTCCCATCCCGGCGCAAAATCCAAAACCGAACCCAATAATTACAGACCCGATGAAAATGTAAGCAAATGATTCACCTTCCCTTGGCATTACTCCCCCTCCCCAAATTCCAAACCGATCTCTTCTGACCACAGAGCGTCTGTGATTAACTCAAGTGGCCGCATCTTAAACGAGTAGCCATACACAAACAGGCCATACTCTGTCTCTCTCACCCTCACATAGTCAGGATGAGCCGATCCGGAGAATATGCACAGGTAGTCGCCTCTTTTGGTCGGCCTGGTCTTGGTCATTCTGATGTTCATGGGTTGCTCCTGTCGTGGCTCTCCCAATCATTCATCCTGTCCCCCCTCCTGCTTCGTTCGCCTTATCAACCGCAAACATGCCTTACATCTTGGCTCGGTATCCGACCACTCCACAGACACCGCATCGGCCGGCTCATCGCATGCGGCGTGAAAAGGAAAAGCTCCGTCCCCGCTTCCCCTCCATAGATGCTTCTTGCGGCCCCACTTGCCGGTTCCCCACTTGTAATTTTCCATGGTCGTGTTTGTCCTCTCCCCTTTCCTCCTTGACTATTTTTTTAATATGAGCACTCTACCCAAAACGCGCCTATATGCAATGCGTTGATCCACAGCCCGTCATGCTGAACCCGGTGAAAAGATAGCATGGGCTTTCCAGGATAGTTTCCAAATCCGAAATACCAATGGCCATGCTTTGCTGCCCACAAAAAATCTTTAACCACTTCAATCATTTGTGTCTCAACACTCAATGTGCCCATGACTTGCAACGCCAATACCTTCGGCAATGGACTTCCCGAGATACGGCCACAGACCCGCCCATTGACACGCCGGGAATCCATCAACCCCCGCGATTTCCCGGAGCATCACCCCATAGTCTATCTCGCTACGTCGCACAGGCCCAGGCTTGGCCACGGCCACTATCGCGTGAACAATAGCCGAGTGCATGGCTTGGGGGATCTTCTTGGCATCCCTGGCGTTGTGGACACCTTGCAACATCGCCACTACGTCAACGTTCATTGGCTGGCCCTCCATTCATTCAGAGCCTCAACGATCTTGGCCGCAATCTCGGCGGCTTCTTTTTGGGTTATTGAATTCACCCCACCGGGCTGAACCTGGCATCTCCATCGGTTACCGTTCTCACCCATCTCATAAATAACTGTTGGATCGCTCTGGGATTGAAGGATTTGGCCTGCCATAGACCGAGCCTCGAAACGGTCATCGTGTGTCTTGACCGGCCCCCATTCTTCGCTGATCTCGATTAATCCCATGTTTTGGAGTGCCTTGGCCGTCCTGTATTCGCTGCCCATGCACTCGCACCATGCGCCCTTTGCTTCTTGCAATTCTTCCAGTAGATTCTTCTGCGGCTTCGATAGTCTCATGCCAGAAAACTCCTGTGGTACATGACAATAGAGCCTGCGACAGCCACGTTGTACGAATTCACTCTCACTGAAGACAACGAGATCACCCTATTGCATTGCTGAACTACGGAATCTGGAAGGCCATTGTCTTCAGCCCCCAACAGATAAATAGCTTGTGCGGGATGAGTACACCCCTCTAGCGGAGTCCCGCCCATTTCAACCCCCACCAATACGGCCCCAACCGGACGCGATGCTTTGAATTCCTCGAAAGAGACATAATGTCTCAATGGTATATGACGTGGGGAACAAACAGTATCGCTGGCCTGTTGCTTGTATCTGCGCCCTATCGTGAAGATGCCGCTAGCCCCAAGTTGATACGCAGATCTCCACAGGGTGCCTACATTTGCCTCTGTTTTGGTATGATAGATTCCGATCTCAAAATATCCCCTCATGGTTCCCCTTTTTATCCCTCATTCTTTGCTTGTGACGCCTTCCATGATTCCAGCGTGGCCATCTCAACAACCGGCTCCCCGTCTCACGCCTCGAGTACGGCGCGCATGACCTCGACATACTGGCGAGCCCGTCTCACACCGGCTTGTAACCCACCTTGAGATCAAAAACAGAACAGCACGAATTCGGTTTCACCGGAAATCCGCCGAGACCACACACAAGAGCCTCCGTGTAGTAATTCCCGTAGTTGCCTTCCTTCTTTTTCTTCTTGACCTGGACGTTCACGCATGCCCGGCAGCGATGATACAGGGGCTTGTCATAGTATCCCATGCTTTCTTTCTTCGCCTTGATCTCTTCTACTTTGGTGCTCATTTTGTCGCTCCTTTCTCTGGTTGACATTCTACTTAATTCTGTCTCCTGATGATGATTTATTCCTCATCGTCCTCAAACTGGTCACAATCGCATGACGGCATTCCGCCCTCAGATTCTAGGCGTCGCGGACAATGATTCTCACACCAATGATCTCTCGTGCATGGTTCATACTCTCCGTTAACTAATTCACCCATCGGTCATCCCTTCATCTTGGTTGACATTGTTTGTCTTCTACTATATAAGCATTAATACTATAGTGGAAGATAAAATACAAGCAGAAATCGGAGAGCCCAAAATGAAATGGTACACCTACAAGCAAGTGGCTGAAATCTTGTCGGTTTCAGTCCAAACCGTGCGCTACTGGATGAGAACGGGTCAGTTATCCGTGAACCGGATTTCTTCTCACACCGTCAGGATTAGCCAAGCGTCTCTTAATGAGTTTATGGCAAAGTCAGGGCGGAACGGGAACAAGGACGAGAGCAAGGAGCCGGCATGTGCCAAAGAATAACTTCTTTAAGGTCTCGCACAAATCCGCCGGTGAAGATCGGTTTGTCCTTCAATCAAAATCAGCACAGTTATTTTTCTTCCACATGTGCCGACTCCGAAACAGACCAAGGAATGGAGCTAAACAAAAAGATGGATGGCTAAGGTTTTCTGACAAAGAGCTAGGCATCCTCATGGCGATGCACCCAAACACCATTTTATCGGCGCGGCACGAACTAGAGATGAATGGCTACCTGCAATTTAAGACGACAAAGAATAGAAAAGCTTGTAGATACTTGATAATTGATGAACCGTACCGAGATGACCGTACCACAAACAATGTGGTGCCAGAAGGCCCATAGCAAAAACTATTTTGTGGTGCCGCGTACCACTTTTTTTGTGGTGCCCTCTATCTTTTATTATAAGAGCTACATTAAGACCCTCCCCAACCACAGTTTGAAGGGGTTCCAAAGATGGAGATGGTTATCACTTAGATCCGTACCACACAACGCTGAACTGGCAATCTGGTTGCCTAAAATAAGATATGGCAACCGATAACCCTGATAACCACCAACCCGCACCAAGGAGCGAAGATTATGAACAGCTTTATCGAACTTACCTCACCAAACGAAGGCAGAAACTTCGTCGTCAACATCTCACAGATTATCTCCATCACCCCCACTCTCCCCAGTTTTGACGCCAAATCCTTTATCCTACTTTCATGCTCATCCGTCCTTGCAATGGAATCTGTAACGGAAATCCTTTCCCTCATCCATGCTACCAAAACACAGAACACATCCAGGACAGAAGACGGCACTTATGGACCAGGGCTGTACACAACAATACCCCCAATAAAAGAACCATACCCATGTACTACAGGGGGACCCAAATGGCTACCGATACACTCTGCACCAAGAGATGGATCTTTAGTCCTCGTCTTCATCCCAACATACTCAAGACCTACCTGGGCATCATTCCATAATGGCGTGTGGACCGAAGATGACGACTGCCTCCACGAAGTCTCCCCCACTCACTGGATTCTACTGCCATGCCCTCCCTGATAACGCATAATCACAAAGGAGCAAAGACCATGTTTGACACCTATGTGACCAGATCCACAAAAGAGTACGTCCCATACGTCAAAGAAGAGAAGCGAGCACCTACTGACGACTCTATCCGACTCTATGGGGAGATGCTGGACAAGGCCAGAACCTCCATCCTGCGATCAATGAGGACACAGGAGGGAACCATCGACTTCTCGGGCTTCGCGTACCGGGACATTCTGCTGGGAGAAATCATACTGATGGTCAAATTGGTCCTGAGCGGGAAAACCTTCGAGCTCAAAATCCCCATAGAAGACCGTCACATACACAATGACACACAAATCCTCCACATGGTCGCAGAACGACTCAGCGAAAAACTGACCGAAATCATCGTCAAGTGCATGGCTAAACAAATCATCGAAGCGTAGAAGGAGCGAAACCATGACTAGAACGTGTAGATCTTGTGGCAAAACCATCGAGCCCGGGAGTGATTTGTACTACCAAATTGACTTGACGTTTAAAGATCCATTCGGAAGGAGCATCTTCATCGGGGACACACACCAAAGCCATGCCGCATTCTGCCTTATGCCGCTTTGCGTAAAAAAAGCCGGAGAATTACTGAATTACCTTCAAGGAGTCTTTGGGAGCGTATCGGTGTAGGGATCTAAGAGTCTCTGTCTGTGTGTGGGTGTGAGCGTGTGTTTATGAGAAGGCGATTAGGGTGCCGGAGGTGAGCCAGCCCGTCCCGCTCCATCCACCCCCATGCATCCCCATGGGTCTCTGCCCTACCCCATGGGGCTAGTCCTCTACCCGGCGGGGATGGTGGATACCCGGTATCACTTAAGGATGGAGTCGAGGTCGGGAGCATAAATCGGGATTTCAGTAACTTCCGATAACATGCATTATGTAAACCTGGAAGTCTTTCAATTTAGAATATTCTAAACCTTTCACACACATATCGACAATATAACAACTATGCATCATATCCGCCGTAAGTGTACGATGCCTCAATCGTCCCCAACGTCAATCACTCCGTCCTCGTCTTCGTCTGGAAGCTCCGGTTCCGCCTGGAATTGGATACCGGCTTGACCCAGAGCTGCGGCCACGTTGGGCAGGAGAACCGCCGCACTCCCGGCCTGGAATATGTTCTGGACCAATACGGAAGGTGCGTGAGAGGGGAAGATCCCCATCATCTGTCCAAGCCGGTACTCTTTTTTGTCGGCGAGAGCCAGAATGACCTTCTCGGAATCCGACAACTCTTCGGAGCGGATCTTCCTGTGTCTCTTGGGTTTGGCAGCTTGCTTGCCTGCTTCTGTCTCGTCGTCTTCGCCCCCGGTTTCGATCTCTTCGGACTCAGAGTTGGCGAGCCTGGCTTGGATCTTATGGGCTTTCTGGAGGGCGAGGACGTGATTCTCAACAAGCAACCCGGCGGACCTGGTGATAAGTTCTTGCCCCATGCGTTCGACCAAGGCCTTGACTTCGGCCTTTTTGAGCTTGTAGTTGACCGTAGGCGCGGAACACCCCAATTCGGCGGCGATGGCCCTTTGAGAGTAACCGGCAGCCGTCATTTCCGCGATCTGCACGGTATTTTCGAGTGGTGGTCTTCCCATAATTCCCATGGCTGGCTCCCATTTTTGCGTTAGAGGACGGTCAAAAAAGTGGAGAATATTGTTCATTTTCACTTACAAGATACAGTACGAATCGGGTAAATGGCAAGCTTGAAGGTATTTTATCCTCACAAATCATCCCCCAAAGCCAATCCAAGCAGAGCACCCACAACCCTACCCACTCGAATACCCACTTTCAACCCCAAAAACCTCCAAAAAAATGTTGACATTGGTTTTTTGGGGTGCTATCTTCCTACCTAACGACGGAGGAAAAGCAAAAACGGGACGCGAAAACAAGCCTCTCCCAAAACCGAGAAAGCGGCGAATCAGCGGGTAGACTTCAGAGCTTAGCAGCATGGCCGACCGGGTGAACACAAAAGCAAGCCCTCAGTGGTCAAGAGTACAAGCCCGAACGAAAGAGATATTTGACTCATCCTTTCGTGGATGCCATGAACAAGCCCGAACAAATCATCTATCATGGCATGCACCGAAGGATGATCGGCAACACCCACCACTACCAACCACAAAGGAGAGGGACAATGATTGAAAACTACGCAAAAACGCTAAAGGCAATGGGATTACGCTATTCACACGGACAATGGCGCTCACCGATTGAGACCGGAGGTCCGCCAGTTGTTCTCACGCAAGAAGAAATCAAAATGAATAAGCTCGGAGGCCGTCCTTGGGGAAAGAACGGATATGAGGCGGTCAAAAATCTAAGAGCCGCTGGCCACGAACCTTCCTAATTTCACGCCTGCCCATCACCGAAGCATGGTGGTGGGCTAGTGCGAAGACAGGGACAAGGGCAAGGGCAACGACAACCACAAAGAGAAGAGGGGATAAAATGGAAGTAACGCAAGAAATGGTAGAGAGAGCCATGAAAGAGGCTGTTAGATTGGGCCTCTTCCCGAAACGCAGCTCGCAAGAATTTTACCTGAAACTCTGGGACGGAATGAGAAAGGTCCTGGATGCCGCGATAAACGGTTAACCAGAAAGCCCCCGAGGCGCGCCAACGTTCGGGGCAAGACAAAGGAAGGGGAAGCTATGAGCCCAGGACCCAGAGTAACCACCCCGTATGGACCGGGAACGGTAGTAAAACGCGAAGGCGATGTGGGCATTTTAGCAACCCGTTTTTGCGTGCATTTGGACACGTTCGACTCCGTTCCTGCCCACTTGGACTTTACAGATATGCAGGAGCGTCAAGGTGGACTGTATTTTTTCGACACTGAGCTTAAAACCACGTCCGAGAAGGAAGGGGAAACGCCATGATAGAGTATTCGAATCCGAGAATGAGCGCAACAATCGAGAATTGGCCGAGCGGTAGCCGCAAGGTAACTGCCGTGTTTGCAATCGAACAGAACCCGAAGCGCGGAGAGAGAGCTACCCGGCAGACTACCGGAGCCGTCAAGAAACTCACGTATGTCACAAAGGCTCGTATCGTGGATGGATCGGACGGTCGGACCTATATCGCAGAGCTTTCCTCCACATATGGCATCATCACAATCATGAACGGGGATATGAAATATCATCATGAATCGTTCCACCACGACAACCCAAGATACAACAAGCTTTTAGCGTTGTTCAACGCATCCTAAGCCACAGGGAAGGGGACCACATGGAAACACAAGTGTCAGTCGGGAAAATGTTGGCCGACGGGAAAAACCCCAATGCGAGGCGAACAGTGCGTCTGATCCAGTCCGGAACAATGGGAACGGTTAAGGCTGATGGTGGGCTTCATATTTTCACCGGGACATTCCGACAAGCCGAAGACAAGTTTTGGGATCTCGTTCGCGCTGCCAACCACGTTTCCTAGCCTGCTCCTGCCCATCGGTATGCCGTGAACTTCGGCGCCGGTGGGCAGCATGGAAGCTATGAGGCGAGGACAACCACAAACAACACGGGAGGGCATGGACAATGACCTACACAATAGCCGATCACAAGGGCCAGCTCTGTATTGTAGACGAATGGCAACAGGACTTTCTCCAGCCCGAGAGATACCGCAATTACTGGCCGATAGGTCGTAAAACGGCTGACTATCCAGATTGGGTAGGGATGACCGTGCGCGGCTTCGGCGGATCGGTGTATGAGTTGTACGACAACGGCCGGCGCTTCCCCATCCAGTTAGTGAACGGCGGTGAGACGGTATCCATTCGCCGAGAAGTAGAGCCGATCAAGCGCCCACGGTGGGCCAAGTCGTACCAGGACGGACAATGGCGACGATATTAAGAGCCCGTACTACGTACCCTCCTAATTAAGAGGCCGAGCCCCCAACCCTTCGCGGGCAGGGCTGGGTCGTAAGTATGAGAGAGCGACGCGGACAACGAGACACAGAGCAACCACAACCGAGAGGGAGAAGACAATGAAACACCTAGACAAAATCATGAACTGCACCACGCTTACCGACCTCCACCGAGCCGGCTACGAGCTGGGCGACTACCGCCACGCTGCCACGTACCAGGGTAGATATTTCGGTGAGACTGGCGACGACCTGGGCGACGTGGACATTGTCGTCTATCCCGTCTATCCCGAGGGAGATACGAGTATGCATGCAGCTTCGGCCTGGATGGTGGCCGAGCTTTCGTCTCCTGGCAGTATCGAGGTAATCCATGGTTATGCGTCTGACCTGACCGCCGCCGTAAAAATGGCCGAAGCCAAGGCAGCCAAACTGGATGAGAGCGACGAAGAAGAAGAATAACGCAGATCCTGATTTCCCCCTACGCTCTCGACTGGACACCGGGAGCGCGGGGAGAAGGCAGGCGAAGTAAGCGACAACCACAGACAAGAGGGAGACAAACATGAACGTCAACCTGCACTATGACCACGTCAGCGATCACGCAGTAGGTAAAATCAATCCGGCAACGGTTAAGGGCATCGACAACGCATACCCCACCTCTCGCGTCCTCGATGGCAGCTCCGACGCAGGATATGCCGAGGAATGGGCAGAGCCCGCAAAGCTCCCCGATGGGCGGCAATGCCTCAAAATCTACCTGTTTGATGATGACGATATCGTTGACAGCGACGGAGAGCCGCGAGAGCCTGAATGGTATCCCTGGGATGATGAGCATGTGGCCCGCGTCGTTGTCACCGATTAACCCACCCACCGAGAGAGGGAGAACGACCATGAAAAAGACAATCCAAATCAAAACCAGTTTCCATTATGGAATCGCCAGCATAGGCGGAAAAACGCTCACGTACTACACCTACAAAATAGGCCCCCGCAACCTCATGAGAGCCATCACGGATCTCCATGAACACTCGGAGAGCATGGAGCATGGATATGGCAACGTAGGCCATCAGGGGAGTTGGATCGAGATTGCTGGTGTCCGAATCCTGCCCGACGATTTGGCGCAGTACGAGTTTGAGACCGACCCGTCGAACTACCGCGACGATTACCATATGAGAGCTACGAGTAAAACGGTGTGGCTCCAAGACCTGATTGAGCGATGCCTTGACGGGCGAATTGTCAAAGAGCGCAAGGAATTGTCCGAGTACATGAGGCGTGAGGACACAAAACGGGATGCCGAATTTATCGCCGAGCATGACTCGCAGTGGTAATAACCACCCCACCAAGCCCGCTTCGGCGGGCGGAAAGGAATGAATTGTGAATACTCCATGCATCCAAGCGCCAGATCGAACGAGTCCAGGAACGGGAAACCACAAATGGATACTCCGAGACAAACGACAGGGGGAGGAAATGTCGGGACAATCCAGTACCCCAATAGAAATGCGCCTGACATGGCAAACAAATGTCTACGTCTGCGAATACTGCGGACGAACAACGTGCTTTTAATATTCCCGCCTTTTTGCCATGCCGCGAACGTGGAGAGTCGTGGCATGGGATGGAGTCGGGATAGTTGGAGTTGACGATCACAGAAAAGGGGAAGGAGAGTAACCCATGCCAAAATTACCACCGGGGAAGGTCCAAAAGACCATCCTGTTAGACGTCACACAGGCTGAGGCTGCAACTATCGCGGCCAAAATTGACGGCGGGCGCTCGTTCGGTTCATGGGTCAGGATGCTCATTGACCGGGAACTTGCTTTGACCATAACCAAGAAAGGGAAGGGGAAATCATGCAACAATTCGTGATCGAAACACCTCCGAAACAAGCTCTCGCCAATCAACTATGGCAGGCTGATGTTAGACCGTGGGAACGCTGCCAATCGTTGGCGAAAATGGCCCAAGTCCACGGCAATCCCGACATGCCCCCGGAGGACCTCCGTGATGGATGGTCCGGGGCAGAGTTGGCTATCGTCCTGGACATTACGCGAAACCGAACGATAGAGGGCGTGAAAGGGGCGAATTATGAAGACCTCTAACCGACAAACTGAAACACTCGACAAGCTTTACCTGGAGTGGTCTCAATTCACCGAGGCCAGAACTGCGCGGGAGATCAAACTCAAGGAATCCCTGGCAGAGGCTATCTTTGTCCTCAAGTCAATCATCGACGATCTACCGTCAAATAAAGATTGGCTTAATCCTGACATCGAAACACACGCGTGGAGAGTCTTGGCAAAGGGAGCACAATATGCCAATCAACCCTAACCGAATCTCCATAGTCCAGGACCTCGCGTCGCTTCAAGTTCGTCTCGTCGGCCCAGGTGCCATGAGACGAATCGCCGAGATCAACGAAAGCCACGACCTCCAATGCTACACGGCGTACCACATGGTCCAGGGGATGACTCAGAGTGAGGCGCTGCGGGTCACCTGGCGCGAACTGAAGCTTGAGACAGTGCCAGTTTGATTGGAAAGGAATGGGGAAAGATGCGAATAATCAACAACGAGAACGAACGCTTTACGCTTGCACCAGGTAGATACATAATCTCCGATCCATGCTACCAGGTTCCTGATGAATTTTGGAGCGAAGTATTGGACAACGGTCTCCTTGACGGAAACCTGGGCCACTACAAGAAGGGCCGCAAGATGGTCCATGTTGTAGCCTTCGGGACATCCTACGGCGATGGAGAATACTTCGACCAAGAGGGAAATAGCTACGGTGTTGACGCCGGAATGATCGGAATTATGCTCGTAAGTGACGTCGGGATAAAGAACGTTGATTTCGATGGAGGAAGGCTCGTCAACTTCCCCGATCCATTTGAGTGCTACGAGAAGGGTGGAGTGATCCACTTCGGTCACATTGCAATTGATACTGACCCTGAAGAGGAAGAGGAAGAGGACGACTAACCCAACGAAGGAGGATACCAAGACCATGAACCCCAAAATAGCAATACTGACCGCCGCCACATTGCTTTTGTCCGGCTGCGCCTCAACCCAATGGGTTAAGCCCGGAGCCACGATGCAGGAATTCCAGCAAGATGCATATTCCTGTCAACGCGATGCCGCCATGCTCCCCGTGGCCGTGTACGGGGGAGCATTCGCTGATATCATCCAGCGGGTTCAACTCCGGGATCAATGCATGGGCGCTAAGGGGTGGATTAAGACAACGGTGAAGTGAACCACTAGAAGGAGGGAGCCTATTGACGTGATTTTTCTTGCAGTAATCCTGTGTTAGTGTAAAATGGTTGTGTCTATTTGGTCCGGCCAGCGGGGTCGCCACCCGCGCGTTAAATCACCGACATGATTTAACAGCCGGACTATCCAACAATCCTTTGTCGGAAGGAGATGCTTGATGAAAAAGCTCCGTCGCAAACATTCCAAACTTGCCCCATCTATCAAAAAAATAGACAATGCACTATCTCAAATAGTAAAAATAATTAAAGACTTAGACGAAGAACTTGACATCGGAATCAATGATCGCCCATGCAGATCTAATACGCCTGAAATATTCAACCCGCATTTTTATATGATCAAAAACATGCTCCCAGATATTGAATCCTTCCGTGTATCTTCAGCAAAAACACTGGCTAGGATTGGCAGGCTTGAACCTTCCGGATACAAAGAATACCCGTATAAGGAAATCAACGAACGTGGATACGTTGAGTTGTGGAGTACCGACCTAGAAAGAATGAGACCCGAACATCGGCATGTGGTCGAGATATCTTTGGGTAGGAGACTAGACACGTTCGAATATATACATCACATCAATGGAAACAAGCTGGATAATTCATTGGAAAATCTAAAGATTGTATCTCCTGGCGAACATAATAAAATCCATAGGGAAGCAAAGAAAAAGAAGGAGAGTTCGTGACTGCGGGCTTTCAGCCATCCCGACCCATGCCGGGAGGCGATTTTGAAAGGAGAGGATGAATGCCAGTACAAATTCCAGTCAAGCGGCTGATGCGCTATTGCAATCCATTTTGTCATACCAACCCATGGGGAGCAAAGGGATTCAACCGGAGATCGGTAAGGAAAGCTCTCAGGGATGGAAGACTTGTGGCTGAACACGCAACAGAAGACCACGACGGAAGAGTTGCCTATCTCGTTGAGAATCCTTCCGAAGATCCCATAGAGATTGACGTAGGAATCCCCGTGGTTGGGTATCACCGGCAATGGCTTCTGACCGATGGAAATCACCGGTTTGCCGCCGCAATCTACTCAGGACGAGAGACTATCTCGGCACGTGTAAGTGGGCAGATGGACTATGCCAAGGCGCTCTTTGGTGTGGACTGCGAAGAATCAGAGGAATAAAGCAAAGCCCCCAAGAGCCAGTCTCAAGGGGGCCATTCACCTGCCGGGGTGCGCTTCTTCAATAGGCGTGGCAGGTATTCACCAAAGCATTGCTCGAACTGAAGCCATCATGACCACGAATCCAGGAAGTTGTACCCATGCTGGCGGATCTGTCGTGTAGGTCCACGCAACATGTAGGACCATCGCCACTATCCACGAAGCCACAAATTTTACCATCACTTCCCTCCCATGATTCCCGCCAAAGGATTCCCGATCTTCCTACTCAAAATCCACCGTCCGTGGACGATCAACTCTTGCAGGTCCATACTATCCGTCATGTCCCGCACGATCTCGTCGATCTGCTGGACTTGATGAATGCGCTTGTCTATGGCTGCCTCTCGGACTGGATCTTTCACAACGATGGTACGACAGTCCTTGCAATGCCCTGAATCGTCAACCCGTTTCCACTTGCCACATCTTGGACACGTTGCGAAGGTCTCCCCGAATGATGGGTCAAGGACCTGCGCTGTTGACTTGTATCGGATTTGACCCAGCTCCACGTCCGATGGCGCGTTGAATTCCTTCTGGTCTTCGCTCATGGCTTGTTCCCTTCTCATATCAAGACATCATCTTCATCTCTTCCCATATCTCCCCTACCCGATTCCTGGCTTCCTCTATTGTGTCGAAGTCTAAAACGATATAATTTTTCTTTCCTCCTACCTCATAATCGATAACGACGCGAGGACCGAAAAACATATCACCAAGATCTTGCCTTTTAACGGCACGGATCGCTTTGATTCCCGATGGATCTATTATCGTGTCTTGATCCAGCCGAATCATTTTCATATCCTACTCCCCTTAATTTTCCATCTTACATGAGGTAATCGTCTCCGCCTCATCCTGCCTCGATATTCCGGCAATCCCGCCTTCGACATGTCCCGATGACATCGCCGATTCCCGCGGCTTCACCGACTGGCGGGTTCGCTGCATTTTGATGGTTAGACCAGTCAGCCAAACACTGCCGGCAAAACCATCCCAGCTTTGCCCCATCCTGCGCCTCTACGGCGCTCATCAATTCGCCGCGCTCGAAAGCCTTGTCGCATCCCGAGCACGACTCGGAGCCATAAACCGCGAGGGCTGTCATTTCCATAACGACTTGTGCCATCAAATCACCTCCCCACCGTCTAACGTGGCGATAACCCGCGCTAGCCTACTCGGTCTCGCACGGAACATCGGACTGCGTGGCCGGCGTCGCCTTTGTGCCTTGCAATCTCTCCAATACCCACTTCATCGCCTCCACTCTCCCCTCGTGGCGAGCAATACTCGGCGTCAGTCGAGCTGTGTCCTCGTATTCCTGCTTCAGCCACTGCTCATCAATCGCAATGCTCCTGCGAAGCTCATCCTTGAGTTTCTCGATGTCCATTCTGTTCCTCCTATTTTGAGCGTGGTTGATTGCCAGACTCTCCACCCTACTTCGGGACGGTCGAAAGCTGATCTTTGATTCTAGGCTACCACGTACCACTAAAAACGGCTATGTCTGAGTCTTGCCGCTACCGTCAAAATCCTCCAGCGTCACAAATTCTCTCTTCGCGGACCACCTCGCTACCTTCTGACCACGAGGCTTCGTTTTTCTCCATCCTTCCAGTAAGATCCGATTCCCACACTCCAACCACACCTTGGCCTCTGGTATGCCGAGAACCTTTGTCCTTCGTGCCGCCAAATTGGGGCCGCTCGTAGTCTGCACCAAGACGGCGCCGGGCTCACCCGGGAAGGCAACAAGCAAATCCCCAAAACCCCAAGCGTCGATCCTTACTCCACCAGCAGGATGCCCAGGTATTGCTTGCCATTTTTCAACAATGTGAGCTATGGCCCCCTCTTTCCTGAGAGCGGAAAGACTTCGCTGCGTTGGAGAAGTCTTCTTGGCTTTCTTCTTGGGCTTGTCGGCACATATCGCCCCGGTCTTGCCTGGATCTATACCAATGACCATCACTCCCCTCCCTTGTGTTGATTTAGAACCAACCGCAACAACTCCAGCACGTCCAACTCCCGGTTATGCCCTTGTACCCTCCCCTTGATGTGTCTCTTTGTGGAGTGGATCGAGTAGACGTAATTCCCAACCTCTGGCGTCCCGGTCCCGTCGTTTGCAATCATGCCCTTGGCGATTTCCTCTTTTTTGGATTCGTCGCCATGAGGCCATATCTCAACGCTGATATTTATCACAACCGATCCCCCATGTAGCTCTCTGCCCACTTCGCAACATCCCCGTTAAATCGCTCCACGACTTCCTTCGCCCTAGTCTCTGAGTAGTCCACACCGAACTTCTGAATCCAACCAATAGCGCATTGTGCTATGGCAATCTGGCGCCTGTATTCATGACCCTTCCGCTTGCTTTCCAGTGATGCCATGTGTTCCACGGTTGCCAAGGTGCAATCGGTTATATAGGCTAGGGCTTGTTCTGCGTTTCCTACTGTTGATTTTCCCATCACTCCCCCCTCTTAGCCAACCCGACGATTGACGCGCTCTCGGGATTCATAAACGCCTTGAACTCGGCACTCTCCCGAAGCGCGGCCACTAGGCGCGCAGGGACCTCGATAGCCTCCCCCGTGTTGGGATTCCGCTTCGTCGTTGGCCGCCGATACTTGCGCCGAATCTTGCCGATGCCTGGAACGGGAACCACCCCGTCACCGTGAGGAAAGGAAAGCGCCGAAGCATTCTCCGTAGACAGGAAATTCCACAGCCACTTAGCGCGGACCTTCGGGCAATCCATAAAGGCTGCCACTCGGTCAATCCATTGTTTCTTGGTCATGATTCCTCTCCTTTCTTTTGCCAATCAAAACGGGATTCCCTCACTATCCCCACCGCCCGCAGGAGGCATCCCGACTTGGCTACCTGGCCCGGAAGTGGTTGCGCCGGACGACTGGATTTGTTGTTGGGGAGGCTGATCTCGTTGAACACGCTTTGGTTTTGCAATCTCCCATGCCGTGATCTGGCCGGCAACCCGCTCAACACCGTCATTCCCGGTCCAACGGTTAAGAGAAAGCTTCCCCGCAGCCATAATTGCATCGCCTTTCTTGAATTGACTCAGGATCTCACTTTGGTTCTCCCACGCCAAAATTTCCACCCACTCCGTCTTCTGGTCGGGCTCACCACGCTTGCCCCAACTAACTGCAACCGATACAGACGTGATCGACTTCCCGCCAGCCGTTGTTCGTGTAGATGGATCTTTCCCACAATGACCCGCAATGAAGGCCATCTCGTACTTCTTGACTTCCACCATCTCCTGGATCGTGGTTGGTTGGTCAATTCTACGCAGAGCACATAATAAATTTGGCATCACACATCCTCCTTCTCTCCATCGGGAATGGCCCTCCAGTAAACACAAGACCACTGATCGGAACCTTTCTTGACTAAGTTCCCAGCATATACGCAAAATTCAGGGGTTCCCTTGTCAATTTCACAACGATCAGGACCATCTTTTGGATCAAAATCACAATAGCACTCAAATGCCCCCTTGGAATTCCTCACGGCGTTGACGCCATAATTCACGGCGCGTTTTGCCTCGTCAATGGTCAGGCCGTCAAATTGGTACACTGTCGCTCATGATTGTCCTTCCTTAACCGAAGCCGCGAACTCAGCCAGTTGCTTTCTGAAACACTCTTCCGGCGTAGCTCCATCCTTGGGGATCTGCCAGAAAGACGGGAAGCCGGTCTGCTCCCAAATGACGTACTCTATTTCCTCTTCCGTGGCTTCGGGGAAATACTCTCTGGCTATTTGTAAAGCGCTTGGACCCTCTGCCACCGGCAAAAAGTGGTTTATGAGTCTGTCTGTGTCTTCTTTCGTTTGCATCTCACCCCTCCTTTGTTGTTGACCACTTGCCACCGGTTAGCTTTGGGACCAAGCGGAGGACTATGCCAGGGAAAGCCTCCATGACTATAAACCCATCCCCGGTTGGCTCGATGCACACCTTGCCTATGTCGTTGCCTTGGTCATCCTGGACTCGGTAAAACTTCGTGTTTTCTCTTTCGGTTTCCATTTGGGTTTCCCTCCTTATTTTTTTGGCTTTATATCATCTTGATTCTTTGGCTTAAACCACGACTTAGTAACGCAATAATCACACCCTCCAATATAATCAAAATTGATGGCATGCTTGTCTGGATGCTCACCCAACGGGAAAGGTCTAACCGGCTCCTTCACTTTCATGAGTTGAGCCCACCTGTAACCAATAGACAGATAAAGCCGCGCCTTCTCTATGCTTCGCGCGCCTCCGAGTCCGTGGCTCTGCTCCTGATTTTTCTGAATTGCGATGATCGCTATGGCACCTTCCAACTTCCGGTATATCTCAAAGAAGTACCTGCCAACCTTGTAGAAGTCTTCATAAACCTCAAGAAAGTCTATTATGTTGATGTTACCAATACCGGGACGGATCACGTCGGAAAAGTTGCAGTCCCTCTCAAAAAACGTGACTTGCCCTGCGTCCCTTGCTCGTTTCCATTCTTGAAGATCTACACCGACAGAGGCAAAGTCTTTCAATCTACCATGGAGCTCCTGCTTCTTGGTTTCAGAAGAGAAAAAATGGATCTTGTGCTTCCACATGTTTTTGGCAACAAAGTTGAGAAGGAACCCCGTCTTCCCGGCGTTGCTCTCACCTGCGATAACGATGATATTTCCAGGGTAAATCTTGGCCAACGACTCAATGCCGAACGGCCACAAGAGGCTCATTGATCCGCCCGACTCATTCCAGAAATCAATCTCTTCACATTCGCCTTGCACCAACCTAAAAGATCCCCGCTTTGAACCAACCTTCTCGATCAAGCCTTCTTGTTGTATGCGCTCAAGGCATTTTGAAGTATTTTTCTTTACGTCCCGTGAGGTAATGCAGAGATCGCGGTAAATATCGTTGATGGAAAATTCTCCATCAGCCGAGAAAACCCAACCTCTCACGTCATCAACCAATTTTGACGACACTTGACGACACGAGGATACAAGACGACGGCTGACGACATCCGACGACAACGTGACGACAAGTTGACGACAGAGATTTTCCAGATAGGGAGCGTCAAACTCTCGTTCGCATGTTTTGTCAACGATTTCCAATAGATTGATAACATCTTGGTCGGGAATCCCTGATTGTTTTAGTAACTTGCTGATTCCGTTATCATTTTCAAGTTGTCGTCTTTCTGTCGTCACGGTGTCGTCAAGTGTCGTCTCACGTCGTCTTTTGTCGTCAAAATTTTCTATTGGCTCTGGCTCTTGGTTTGCAACCTCTGTATTGGCTTCATGGTTTGGTACCTCACAATTGGCATCCCCATTGCAATTATCTGTATTAGATAAAATGTTAATATTTGTTTTTACTCTCTCACTCACATAAGGCCTATCTTTGTAGCAAGAATCATTTTGTTGATCGTCATATCTTTCCGTCACAAATGAGCGGGCTTTCTGAATGTGTCTGCCAAGCCATTTGGTTTTACCACGTCCTTTTTCTCGATACTTATTTCCTATTGCGTAATTCTCGAAAACATCTTGGATTTGTGCATCGGTGAGATTGGCAAAAACCAAAGCATTAACAACACTCATAATAAATTCGGAACGTTCACCTTTATCACCACCATTCAGGATCTTGTCCTTGACTTCTTTCGAGATAGGGAGATCGGAAATATCTCCAGTCCACGCTGAAGCTAAACGGATTGAATGGACATATCTAGGAGCATCCTCTTCGACAACCAGATCAAGTATCCACTTTGGGCAAGGTTTGATTGTAGTAGACCTAAATACGGAGTATGGTTTTCCCGTAACGGGATGAATTGATCCTTGTGCGACAACTTGACCACCAATCCCTCTAACATCGAAGACGGTGATTGGCTTGCCTTTTTCATCAAGGCGGCCCTTGGGATCTTTGAATGATGTGCAACCATAACGTTTTCCATTCTGACCATATTCAAAATAAAGATGGAAACCCTTACCAGTCTTAATGATTAATGTTTCAGGAACATCCCATCCTCGCTCAACACGCAGCTCTTTGAACAGGTCAGAGTTGTCTATGTCAAGAACAATGACACCACTTGCCGGCCCACATGCTACGCCAGCGTTACGTCCCTCAAAATCCTTGCGGTCGAATGGTCTTTTTTTGAGGCACCACTGGCTCCAGTTATCTTCAATCGGTCGCTTTCCCTCCAGGGGGATCATGGAGAAAAATCCAGACAACGATTCCCATTCCTCGATTTGCCCCATCTCACCTGCTTCCAGTTTTGTTCCCGAAGTTGAGTTTCCCGATTTCTACTTGATTGTTTGTCAGGTCTATCTTGATAACCTTTGATTCCCCACAAAAGAACTTCAATACAGGCCAGTTGCCATCTTTGTGAGAAAGTGTACCGATTTTACATTGAGCCATCTGGCTAGCCGCAAATCCACCCATTTTTGGAAATGGCCACAAAAAAGAGAACTCACACATGGTAGTAAAGCCATTCGGGAGCTGCCACAGAGTATTTGAATAGTCGCAGGCTTGAGCGAACGCATGATTTATTTTTTCACCCGACTTCTTGCATTCGATTCCTATGGCTCCACGATCCCATCCGGCCAAAACCATTGCTGGTTTAGGGGAGATAATCATGTCTATTCGCATGCCTTGTTGTTTCTGATGGGGTTTCATAAAAAGGAGATTTCCGGTTATTTCGGGATAGATCGTGAACAGACTTGTTGATCGGATGATCTTGTCAAGGTAAGATACCGAGTCGGCCTCCTTGTCCCAATTCCCCAAGGAGTATACATCAACAACGTTTGAATTGGCGCCTCTGATTTCTTCACTCATAATTGACTCCATAGCACAGTCGAGCCACCGAAAGCGAGTTGACGCGGGTACTTCTCACGTTCGGAGCGCAGAGATGGGAGCAAGGTTCCCCCTCGGTCTCGGTGGCTCGATTCTATTATGGGTTTCATGAGGTTGCGCGCTCCAGTTGTAATGTGGACAAATCTGCCAGCCAGGCGTCACTCCAGCCGACGACACAACCAATCTATCCCCGCCCGTTTTCAGTGTCAAATCTTTTCAAGCCCCTCCTCGGCCTTCACCTGGATCAGTCGCAGCTTAAGCAGGACATCGCCGGCATCCATTACCCGATCCAGCGCCGGCCGCTTCATCCACGATTCAATGTGGTCCGCATCGACTTTCGCCCATGTCTGGATTATCGCTAGGGCCTTTTGTGCCTGCTCAAGTTGATAAAGATGGCAGTCGCAAATATGGTGCTCCCTGCATCGCTTGGCTTTCGTTTTTGTCATCGGATTTTCCTATGGGGTGTCAACGTAAAACCGGAGCCGCGATCCTTCGCGCTCACACCGAGGCTTTGAACCCAGTCAGCCGGTGATATTCCCTCAGGCACTCCCGCATGTCATCCCCGGGGGTCAGACAGTATCCAATATCATGCAGATTGAGGTATTGTTCGCCACACTCAGAGCAATGCCAGAGCGATGGAATAGGAATCTCTTCTCCAGAAAATCTTTCCTCCATCTCGGTATACGGAGATCGGATACGCTGGAATTCAAGGCATTCGGAACCAATGGAAAGCAGTCTCTTGCAACTCGAACAACGAGTTCTCCGCTTACTTTTCCCGACACCGGGAAAGATTGTGAAATCCTCTGGAAAGTAATAAGCCCAAGCCCCAGGATCACTACGATCCCAATCATGACAACTGCACGATAGTCCCATCACGTCGTCTCCCTCCAAAGATCAACCGCCTGCCCTCTTCCGGTAATCATCCCAATAAGGGTTTTTCAGCCACTCGCCAAACGTCTCTTCAGAATCCGCCGATAGATATGCCCGATACCTTTTCTTCCCACGAGTAAGCTTTGGAGGCTTCGGACTTTCAACTGCCACGGCATCAATGCCGGCCCGCGTCACTCGGAAAAGCGGATCTCCCCCCGGTCAATTCACTGGCTCGGTGCTCGGTCATGAATCCCATCCCAACCAACTCACGGCACTTTTCGGCGTCGTCGTCACCAGCCACGAAATGGTTACGGTATTGCTTCCCCTGGCCGTACTGACCCAGGCCGAGAGAGTGTTGCAAAATATGCAACAATTGCTTGTCCATGGCTTTTTTCTCGCAAAATCCGCACATAACAGCGATGATGTGTCCCAGTTCATCTTTCATGCCTTCATATCCTCTCATCTGCAACGGCTCATGCCGCCGTCCCATTAAGCCACAAACGGATTCTCGTCTCCCCACCAAACATCCCTCATGTCCGTCCAGTCGTAAAAGGAATCAACCACGTCATAAAATCCGGATGAGCCAATCTCTGAAAGCTCGCCGAGCCGCGCTCGCTCGATCCATACTCGACGATCTGTTATATCGCCCACGACTTTCCGCAAGTTCCGCGCTATACACATCGAGCAGATAGCCGCACCCGATACCCCGGTGTAAAGCATGTCAACGTACCATTTGTGTCGCCCACAAAAAGAGCAATGGTCTACTATCATGCCGTCTCCCTCACTCGATTCCGCATGTAAAGTTCGTGATTCCCCATAGGATTCTCACGCTTCAGGTTCTCGGCCACCAACTTTCGCCACACAGGTGGAGGCGTTACGCCAATCCCCTTTCCATGCCACTCCACATAATAATTCCACCAAAGCCACCACATCGGAGCCACGAGCCATGATCTCTTATCGGCACGGGCAAGCTTACTTTGGGGCCATCCTGATTCTTTCGGACAATGACCTGCACAAAAAAGCCAGGCATACGATGCCCTGCGATTTGCGTCTTTATAAGACTCTCGAAGGAACCACTGTCCAATCCGAAGGACTACAAAACAAGTCTTCCACGCTCCTCTCATCCAATGACCCTTCTTGGCCTCGTCGTCGCTTAAATACTGACGCCCCCACACGCCTATGTCGTGGAGAAAAATCCCGACTACCTGCCACCATTCAGGCCACGAGCCGTATTCCTGCTTCCATGCTCGCAGCACTGCCAGCCCGTGCAAAACGGGATTGTGACATCCGAATAACACCGATTTCGTCCCCTCATTCATGCCGTCTCCCTCCAAAGATCCACCGCCCGCCCGGCTAACTCGTATTGAAACGCACTACTCGCCATGCGGCACCTCCGGGAATTGCTCCCACGTTTGGCCGTTCAGCGTGTGCTCTTTTTGACCTGATGCCAGGATCATTTTTTTGAAGAAAAAAGGAACCTTTGCCGATACGCACTGATCCCGGAGCGATTTTGCCCACTCAATCGCCATTGGCCTTGCGCCTGGCCCAGTCTCGGAACCGCAGATGGTCCAGTCAATCCCGTGAAGTCGAAACCATCCTTGCGGAATATCCGCTCCGGTTTTGTGGCCTCGAAAATACCTTTGGATATTAACCCCTGAAAGCATTGGCTCGACGCTAATAAAATGGATTGGCGCCGGAACCCGAAGGAGGAGCGGAATGCGCTCATCGGCCATCTTCTGGTTCTCGGTCGTCACTCCGGCCCATATATTTGACGGCCACACATTACCGCTCCCAATTCCATAGTTACCGCAGAAATCGAGCATGCGCTGAGGCCGTTTGGTGAGCACCACAAACGTGTGCTGCCGGCATCGCTCCATGATAGAAAAAACCGATAGGATATTCTTAAAATCAGCCGTCTCGTGGAAGAGGTCCCCCATGGAGCACACGAAAATCCGGCGCGGTTTTTTCCATCGCAAGGGCTTCTTGAGCTCTTCGGGCCGGAACTCAGTTTTCCCGTTCCAGCGTCGAAACCAGTTATCCTCATCGCCCTCGGTCACGTCCTGGTAAGCCCTGATATTCATGTGCGCGAGTCGGCATGCCATGCGCTCGGCGTAGCAGTTGAGGCAACCCGGACTGCACTTAGAGCAGCCCACAATGGGATTCCATGAGTAATCCGTCCATTCAATATTGGTTTTTCCGCTCATCACCACAACCCCTTGTCTTCCGCAAGCCACTCCGGGATATCGAGGTCCAGGATGTCGCCGCGCTCAAAAGAGTCCCAATCAAAATCATCCTCGATCTGGCTCTTGGGTATCCAGATCTCGTTGCCGGCGTTTACGAATACGGTTACTGGGTCACTTTTTGCCATTTATATCCTCCGACTTTTTTCTGCCCGCTTCCAAGTCCGATGCGAGCCTTCCGTAATGGCATGATTGATTCTCATAGTGGTCCTGCAAACCCCTTAATGCCCGAGCAAGCGTCTCCCTTGTGCATTCATGACCCCACGGCGCTTTCACGCCAAAACCGGAGCTTTTCACTTCGTACTCGACCTTCCCGTCCTTCTTCCTGTAAATCACTTCCAAAGTGGAAATCCGATTGAATCCTGCCGACTGTATGCCGGTTGCTCCAAAACTGGTAATTTCGGGACATCTATAAATGCGACTTCCCCGGCGGATCGTCCACTTATACCCAGGCATTATATTTTGAAGCTCTTTCCTGAACTTCTCCGCAGTCATTGGGTCGTTGACTTTGCTTGGCATATCCCCATCTCCTTATTCGCTGGCCTCCACAAATCCCTCATCTTCTGCCCACGCTTCCAAATCGGAACGAGCAAAAAGCTCCCAGGGCGCAAAGTGAGTGCTCGCATAGTCCTTACACCATTGCTTCTTGACGGCCTCCATCGCCTCTTCACCAAACACCTCGTCCGGCTCGATGTTTTCTTTGATCCATTCGATTATGGATTGCAGGAAGGCGTCCCCAAATTTGCGATGTTGATCACGTGTCACCATGTTATCCCCCCCCTTTTTTAGCACTCGACCAGCGCGGCTTGCAGGGCTTCTGTTTGGGATTTTCTCATATTGCCTCCTTCAACTTTGCCTTGTGACAATGCCGACAAATCACATAATTGACGTTCGTTGCCGGTTGATAATCATGAGGCTCACCGTTCAAACAAGGCACCTGGTGTGAGGTGTAAATCGGTTCATACTCCACGCTGAAAATGAAATTTTTATCGCAATAGCCACATCGCCATTCATGATCCGAAACATTGTGGTTAATATTATCGTCTGGATCTTCCATTTTGGCTTCACAATACGGGCAAATTAGATCCATATGTTTATTCCCCTCCTTATTGTGGATCAACAATTACGCCAGATCCCTTACACGTAGGGCAATCCATAATCGGTTTGTTGATCTCGTGTATAAGTGCCGTCAAGTATGCCTCAATATTGGCGTGTAGATCTTCATGGCTATCTCCCTGGAATCCCTGGATGGGCGAATAGCCCTTGTAGTTCTCCGGACTCCATGTCATTTCAAAAACCTTCATGGTTCGATGTTGGCGATATGACGTTACCATTTTGGGCCTCGCTCGTTTCTTGGCCCAATTAGCGTCATATTGGTACTGGATCGGCTCGTGGTATCGAAGCAATTTCTCCACGGCGAAACAAAAATCGTAGTCCGAGGTAATCTTGGCATACTTGGGGTCGATGTTGTTTTGGACATGGCACCTGACGATATCGTAACTGTCTCTCGATGAAAGCTTGCACGGTCTGGATGCCAGGACAATTTCCGGGAAGAGTATCCGATCAAGAAGTTGATGGCTCACATCTTTGTCGGTCACCGGAGTAGTTTTCTTGTCCCATATCCCGTCGCGCTTTACCGGGTAGCTAAAACCCTTGAAGTCAATCACATCGTCAAGATCAATGCGTTGAACGATTTCGAATGGCACATTAATCAGCGCGGGTGGAGCAGGATCGGACAGCATCTCATAGAGCGGTCTCAACGTGTCCATTCCTTCCTTCCAGTGCCAATCATATTCTTCGTCACGGTACTCACCAACGTCTTCCGGCAACAGAACAAGGGGAATCTTGTCCGAAGCGAGATCTTTGTCTTTGAGTTCCCACCGCTTGTTGATGTTGGGCTGTGCCTTCCATTCTTGAATATTTTTTGGCAGGTGATTTACACGAACCCACTTGGGATGAAACGTTGAAAGTGGAATTGCTCCGTCAAATTCCATCTTTTCAATTGACGTTCTAAGTGAATTCCTGTTTTCTTCCGAATCGCTCAGGTATGTAAACGTTGGCGTTACTACTGCAATAAGCTTCAACATATCCCCTCCTTGGCCGGTCGTGGTGACCCGGCCATTGCGTGGTTGGCTATTCCGTTTCTGGTACAACCGAGTCGGGTCTTTGGTTATACAGTTCCATGATTTTCACAAGACGCTCCCATGAACGATCAGACATAGCGCAGAGTTTGTCGGCTACATCCAGAAAATTCTTGAGCTCATAGAGGTTCAGGTTTTTGGGGAATTCGACCTTTGGAAGCTCGGAAAGTTTCTTCTCAAGCCGCTTGCGATGCTCGTACATCTTGGAATATGCGGCCTCAGTTACCTCATAAGCCTCTCTCTCGATCTCATTAACCTTGGCTTCAAAGGTCTGCAAGTATTGGAGCGTGGCCTTTAACCTGCCTTCAAGCCCCTGGATGGCTTCTACGGCATACTCCTCAGCGTTCTTGATTGATGCCATTGGAAGCTGTTGGAGTGCCTTCCCGGTTCTCTCTATGAGCGACCCAAGTTGAAACGTGGTGATGTTGTCTCCAAATTCTGGAATTACCGACATTGGATGTCCCTCCCTTGTACTATTCACTGTCTTGACCGGGCTCGCGTTCGGGCCATGCCGGGCAGTTTTCGCGGCTTGAGCATCCCTGGTTGCAGTAACTCGCCTTCATCCGGTCCCCGTTTGGGCAATCAACCAGCTCGTCGGGCTCATCAACCACGACTGCCGGTTCTGCCTTAATTCCCGTAGGCTCGGTTGTGGACTGATCCTTGGGCTTGCGGCCACGCTTCAAGGCCTCCTTGGCCTTTTCAGTACCAGTCTTAAGATTATCCATCGGGGTTTCCGATGCGTCCACAACTTCAAACCAGTCAGAAGCCACGCTCATCCCGTCATTGATGGAGTTGTATACCTTACGGAGAGATATGATCTGAGCCGGGGTTATGGCGTCCACTCGACGCTGGATTCTCTTTTCGATCTGATCTTTCGTAACTTGGATCTCCGAGAATTTCTCAACCATCTTCTTTACGGCTTCGGGAGATGTGTCGGCCTTGGCCTTCAAGGTCTGCTCACACTGAGACACCGCAGCCTCTATCACGTCTCCTGGGATTGCCGCCAAGATAACGGCTCGAAGGCGCCTTGCGGCTTGGTTTGCGGTTTGCTCGTACACGTCCCTTGGGTCTTCGAGTTTGTAGGACCCTTTCTTGGTAAACCTCTCGTGCTTCACGGTGAAGAGCTTCACGTGCCGGACGTTTGTTTCCATGTCATAACAATATGACATCATCTCGGATTGACCATTGGATTGAGAAAGTTCCTTGACCCCGACATCAAGATTGCCCCACGCTCTTGCAATCGCCTCGGCAAGGCGAATGGATGGGCCAGCAATGTCCGTGCCACCCCTTGCGTAACTGTAAATAGCCACTTCTGCCAATCCTTGGCGCTGACATTCGTTCAAGATTCGCTCGGTGGCCTGAATGGGATCTCTAGGAAACCTCTTGGCCATGAGCACCATGGCCTGAACCTCTGCCACTGCTCTTGCACTTTCGACATCAACGGCCATTCCGGTTCTTTGCGGAGTCGTTACGGCAATGTTTCCGTATGGATTAGCTACTTCATTCATGTGTTTTTCTCCTATTTCAGTAAAAATTTCCTGGACCCAGGTTTATCGTTTAGATACTTCGCGTACAGTTCTGGATTGTCTTTCTTGAAACTCGCTTCGTCAAACTTCTTCCCGCTTCGTGACATCTTCCACGTGGCTAGGAGGCTTCCGTTGATAGCCGTCAAAGTGTCTTTCTCCCCTATTTCCTTCATGGCAAGGAACTTCAAGGCATCCTCTTCGCTCTTGAGTTTGTCTATTTCCTCTCGAATCTGTTTGATCTTAGCAACTGCCATCTCCGTGTCTTGCGTAGCCGTCACCAATCCCGCCATGGATGACCGGCCAAACTTGGCGACAACATCCCGAATGCCAACTAACTCAGGAGGTTCTCTCCTTTGCACCATCCCCCAAAACAAGACGGCCTGCTCAACGATCATCTCTTGAATTTCAATGTCCGCCTCTACCTCGTAAATTACAGGGATGGACCCAGCAACACTGACTGGAACGTCTGCCACCTCAAGCTTGGTAATCATCATATACTGTTCGACTTGAAGCCGATAGTACACTGGGATCTCATCGCTTCCGGGCTCGCCCCAATCAGATCCGCTACGCGTGGTCTTGATCTCAACTATCCGCTTCATATCGGCTATCCCGTCCAGAGATGCACAGATGAACGGGTACTTCGGGTGAATCAATTTCGTATCTGGAACGACAACCACTCTTCCCGTCTCGTTGCTGTACCATTGACGAATTACAGACTCCATGAGCCGACCATACGCCATGGCATCGTTGTCAGATTGCCCCTCAGACTCCCCCACTTTTTCTTGCCACACCTGAAAGGCTGTCTTCCAGGGAGACAACCCACAGATGGCCGCAATGTCTGACCCGCCTATGAATCGCTGCCTCTCTTCATTCACGCTCTCCCCTCCTTCTTAATGGTCAATGGTGACCACCCCTCGTTTTTGACAGTGCTCACACCGGCAAAGTTTCCACCGCCATTCGTCTTCGGCCCCCATCAGGCAATGATACGGAAGCTTGCTATCGAAGTTCGTGTCCGTGGACTCGTGGCCATTCCTTATGTTTTGACGTGTTTTTCTGGACACAAAATCGGAGAACGACTGCAATATTTCATCGTCTGACAAATGAACATTCCTCGTGATATGCTGAAACCATCCCGATACCCACGATTCATGCTCTACATATCTCACCTCAATGGACACCAATCCGATAAGCCGGTCACCGAGAGGGGGCTTGTCCTTGTTCCATCCAGTGGATTCCTGGTAGGCATCCCACCACCGAATGGCATCTTGGCGGGCACCCTCAATAGTTGTACCGATTGGGAACATGGTCTGGAAAGATGTGCTGTTTGGGTGATCCATGCCCTTCTCGATCCACGTTGCAGATGTGCTATAAATCGGGTACTTATTCTCTACGCCCACTGACTCCCCTCCTTCTCGGCACAGTCTCAGGATGATCCCACTCCAACACCTTCTCTTCCAACCACCACACCCCCATGCGGTCAACCACGTCGGCGTATCTCCGGTAGTATCTCGGATTGATCGGTGGCTGGTCTTGGTCTCGTAATGCCTCATGCTTCTCGCGGGAATAATCAGTCATCATCCACCCCGGCGATCAAAACGACCTCGTTTGTGTCCAACCGATCCTCGTATGTTCCAGGCAAAAAGTCCTCATGGATCGTGGCCCATACCGTGCGTTTCCCCTGGGACTTGACCTCTGTGATCATGTCCCACATTTCGCGGTCGTTGGCGTTGCGCTTGAAGATGATCTTCATCGCGCGCCTCCAAACAGGGCCATGAAATCGTCCGTGGCTTTTTTCCAGTACCAAGCCATGGCCTCGGAACGGGTCATGACGCGAGATTCATCCGCAGTCCATGAAGCCCGTCCAACGATGCAATATTCCACCGAATCATTACCGGCATTGGTAACGATTTTCCGCCATGAGATTTCCCCCCTCACCATTTCGTCATCGTTTCGTACCGTAAACACCTCTTCACCGATCTCAAACCTCGTCTTGTGCTCGCTCACTTTTCACCATCCTTCCGTTCAAGCGGCCCACCATGCCCATAACAAGCCAAGGCAGGGCAGTATCCGTCATATCTACGCTGTTTTGGTTCCTGCCTCCCATAAGCTACTATGTCACAAAAACCGGCTGGCATTCCCCCTTGCCACATCGGGACCGAACATTTGCCCTCACCCGCTTCGTTTAAGACCTTGTGGTGATTCAATAAGCACGCCATTCTCGCCCTCCTTCCGTTCCCGCGTGAATACCACTACCCGGTTGAATCCGAGTCTGCCATTTATTCCCATCTTCCGGTCCTTGTGTTGAGCGTCTTATTGGGATCTCCGCAGGCATAAAAGGCTCGTTGCCTCCGGTGTAGCAAATGATGGTACGCCGTACTGTCGCAAGCGACCAGATTTGACGGAGAATTATCGCGCTTGTTTTCATTGACATGATGAACGGGCGCGGTTCGCCTAAGTGGTTTCCCAATTGCATTCTCAACCACGGCCCTGTGCTCTAAATTTGACATCTCGAACGGCTGACGCCTGAGAGCCAATAGAGTATGTGCCGGTCTTAATGTTTTGACATTGGTATCTCTTTGTTTGGCGCATCCCTCTGAGCAGCACCACGTTTTGTTGATGATTCCATGCTCGTTATCGCCCAACTCTGGAGGATCAAACTTGGTCCAGCATACCGGGCACACACAGAAAGCAATCCCGTTATCTTCTCTCACTTATCGACCCTCCTTGCTTTGCTTTTTCCCATTTCTTTTCCTTCGCCATGAAATCACCCGCAATTTTCCTGACAAGTTCAGCCATGCTCATGCCCTTGGAGTGAGCATGGCCCAAAAGCCAATCCTTGAGATCTTCTGGAATGCAGAGCTGAGTCCGCGCCATAGCCTTTTGCTTCATTCAATCACCTCCCTTTCCGATGTAATGTGTAAACATTAATGTATGTGTCATGGGATGTCAAGAGGAAATTTCATCGCCCCCAAGAAGCTCGAGATTCTCCCAAACATTCCCGATCACGATTGGCAAGAACTCATCGGTCATCCCCCAAAAAAAGGCCCGCAAACCTCCAGCTATTTACCACCGCCTCGTCACAAATCTTGAGGCACCGTTCGCGCTCGATGCGGGTCGCGTCTTCTGATAAATCGACGATATGTTCTGTTGACGTTATAACTACCTGATTCATTTCATATCCTCCGGAATCTTGTCTCTCGAAATCCAAAGAACCAACCCCACCCACTCGGGTTTGTGTCCGGTCAAGGCACAAGTCGCCAGTGCCACCCCCTTCCCGGTCGGGGCCATGAATGTTACCTTGTCGCCCCGGCTCTTCGTGGCTGTAGCATTCACCACGTTGTCGGCCAAATTCTGGACAAACACATTGTCATCGCCAATGGCTGCGATTAGTTCTGATAGCTTCATTGGTCAACCCTCCTCCTTTGTTTTCTCGACCCATCGTTGATACCCATCATCTCCCATGGCCTCACAAAGAGCGTCAAGGAGGACATTCCCCAGTTCTTCCCACCCGATAGACTCGTCGCCCAGGTGGTGCTTACGGTAGGCCATTTGAACGGCGTTGAGAAGCTGGTAGTTGCGCTGCTCGACCTCATGCGCCACGGCAAGCCAACCACTCTTCATGGCCGGCTTCAGCTCCTCGAATTCCAAGCGCCGGTAACATGCCGGGGCCAGTTCTGCGATCTGGGCGCGATAGGCTTCGTACATGGTCTTGGCTGCCTCTCGGCTTGCGTTACTCATTATTTTATCCCTCCTTCTTCTCGCCAACAACTCCAACAATCGCAAACCCCTGATGCTTCTTTCGCCAGTCGAGCCGGCCATCCTTCTCGGATTCATCAGTCTGGTGCCAACATTCCAAACAAAGCGGACCATGCCCATCCTCAGTGTAAATCGAATCGTCCTCACATCGTCCGGTGGGCTCGTCACACTCGACACAGAGTTGCCGAGTGCCTGGGTAGTTGTACGAATTCCACCGCTCATGTTCGTCTTGATCCATTGCGTGTCTGTAGCCATTGGGCCATGTGTTCATGACGTCTTTTCCCTCCTACGCCAATTCTATGTGGCGCCCATAGGCTCGCTTGAGTTGATGAGGGAAAGCCCAAGCACCTTGAAGCTTCGCTATGTTGCGACAATACTTTAACAGCTTACCGTGCCAAACTTGCAAGTGAGGCTCGCCAGCTTCCCGGTCGGTCCAAAGATCATGGTACGCACAGTCGAAGTGCTCACTGTTTGATTTGGTCCATTCAAGGGCGTCTGCATGAATAACGGTCAACCGCTCTTTCGGCATGTAGTCCCGAACGAGTTTGAGCACGTTGGCAGATCTCTCAATGCACACGACGGATTCAACGGCGGGGTTCATGAGAAGTCCGCGAACTACACAGCCCAGGCCAAGACCCGTCACTAAGACTCGACCGTAAACCTTGAGCATAAAGTTCATGTGCTTCAGCAGTTCAACGTCCGTGTCCTCCATGACGATTTCGCCGGGCGGGTTTCGGTGCATCGTCCCCGTGGTAAGCCTGCGAAGGTAGGTATAATTGCCTGCCGGAAGTAGTTCCTCCTTGTCTCCTCTCAATCCTTGGATGTCCGTCTCTGCGACAAACTTGTTGACCGACCACAACCCGGATTCGCCTTCTGGAATTGAATCAGCCTTGCAAGCTCTCAGGATTCTGTCCTTAAGTGTCATCTCATCTCCCCTCTCAACCCACATGTGCGTGGGGGTTATTGTGCGTCGCTGTTGATACACTCCATGAATCCTCTCACGAACTCAGCCGCGATTTTGCAGTTGATTGCGTTCCCGGCCAGCTTCAACAGCCCGACTCTGCTTCCTTGCCACGCTTCTTTGGGGCTGAGCGGGAACGTGGAGACTTCCCCTTCTTCGCGGCCTTCTTCGCAACGTTGTATTTCAGGATTGCCCGGTGAGCCGAGAGAAGAAACGACATAGGGAATTCCATCAGCGCTACAGCGGAGAATGCCGGGTTCAATCTGCCTTGGGATGCGCCTGGCTTTGGGGATTCCGTCCTTGGTTCGGTCTCGGCAGGTGACGATGGTATAGTCAGACCAGATACTTGCTGACTGAGTGGGACCCCTGAGTCTTGCGGGCGCGGTGGAGCCGTCCCCCGCGTGTGGTCCTGCGCCATTGGTGAGCACCACCCCTGAACCATCACAACTTGATCCGCCAATCCCACTTGTGGGTCTTGCGGAGTCCGACAACAGAGCTTCGTCACATTGCCCTTCGGCTCGATCATCTGAGCGTTGGGCGTTCTCCATCCGTCCATCAAGCACACAACAGCCTGTAAGTCCCCGCCGCCGCTCTCCGTCCTGCCAAGCTCCTGCTTCCTCTCCGTACTCTCCGCGCCGCCCGTGATCGTTCTCGGCGTTGGGTATCCGCAGATCATCGCAGCATCCGCCGGCAGCGCACCGCCCGCCTGATTCGGCCCCCCGTTCGTGCAGTCTGTCGCTCTGGTTGTGTTCCATCCCGTTAGGACGCATCCCTGAACCTGTCTCCCCAGGTACTCCGTAGTCCGTCCGGTTGCCGCCCGACTTGGCCTCTCCTTGGATTCCGCTTCCTGAACTTTCGGAGTCGGCCATCCCGCCAGACAAGCCTGAACCTGAGTCTGTAGGTGCGTCGATTTCTCTATGGGTCTTCCGCTCGTCCTTGGAGAACTCCATTCCCCATCGTGAGCCTTGCACGTCTGCCACCCGCACAGCTCCCCAAAATAAACGTTGTCGGATGTGGGGTGGCCCGACGAGAACACTCTTCTCCCGCAAGCCGTCTTCCCCAAGTACAAGAATGGCTTCTTCCTCGCCCTGGCCGCAAGCTGGGAGTACGACCACCCCAACGGCGAAGTTGAGATTTTCCAAGTCATGTCGTACTCCATCGAGCCAACCCTTCCCAACCGCTCCCGGCACCTGTTCCCCAAGGATGAAGTCAGGGCGACACTGAGCAACGAGATCGCGGAAGACGGGCCACAAATGACGCTCGTCGGCTTCCCCTTCTCCTTTGCCGGCGCAAGACCATGGCTGGCATGGCAAGGACGCGAGCCAAACTTGTCGATCTCTCGGCCATCCTGCAAGCTCAAGGGCGTGGACCCACCCCCCGAAGCCGTTGAAGAACGATGCCCAAGTGTACCCCACAAGGTCATCTGCCTGTACTTCCTGGATTGGTCGCTCATCCACGTATCCTTTCGGCAATAGCCCGTCCTGAATTAGCTCTCTGGTCACTGCACATGAGATTGGATCTATGTCGTTATAGTAGACTGGCACTGCTCATCCTCCAACTATGCCCCCGTGTGGTGCGGTTGGTTCCCGTCCACGTCAAGAAATATGTGCCCCGCAGGAAGTTCGGTGTGCCAGCAACGATTTAATAATATCAGGGAAATCATCTGACTACTGATCTTATATATTTTATGTAGGTCCTTGACGGAGACGCCGTCGGCCCTTGATGCCCTTATTTGGCTGGCTATTTGGTAGGATATTTTTACTCCCCTTCGTAGAGATGAAGGAATATGCTTACAGTAAGGTCTACGGGTGGAACTGTGGTTGGGCTTACGGTTCTCGTTTTGCTCCCGACGTGTCGCCCATCTACAATTTTCGAGACAATAATTACCGTCGTTGTTGATCCTGTCTATGGTGTGACCTGGAGAAGGCCTCAGCCCCATGTCTTTCTTGAAGATATGAAAACTGTTTCTCCATTCCTCACAAATAGCGATACCCCTTGCACCATAGTATTTATAATCTTTACTCTTAGCATTGTAACACCGTTGCTTCATTGTGTTCCAGGTGCGATACAGGCTTATCTCATCATTGTTTTTCGGCATAATTGTCTCCCCCAGAAAAATAAAAAGCGCCAAGGGGATGCCAGGCTTAAGCAAAGCCCGCGGGCCTTTCGGCTACCGCCTCCCTTGGCGCTAAATAATTGTCTGCAAATAAAAAATGCCATAACGGAGGCTCCCGTGCTTAATTTGGTACAACCATATTAGCACGGGAATGTACGAATCGCAAGAGAAGAATCGCGCTAGAAACACAAGTGAAAATTCCTCCTATTCTCCCCTGTTCTTGGGGATTCGACCAACAAAAGCCTCTGCCATTTTATAGGCACCCCAACAATCGGGATGCACTCCGTCTTCATCTCCGGCCCAAGCGTCAATACCTTCAATCAGGGCCACAACAATCTTGAAGGCATCTCCTTCTGGATCATACTGTTGGCACCTGGGATGATGGTCCGTGAAGACCTTTGAACTTTCTCTTGCCCAATTGGAGCACTCACAAAGTGGCATTCTGTCCTCTCCTTTGCTGTAAGTTAAATCACCATCCAGTGAATTCGGGCAGAGAATCAAACTCTTCCTGTGTCATTGCGACGAACTCAAAAGAAACCTTGGCGCCCACGTCCTTCTGCTCAAATTCTCCTTGCAGAATATTGGGGAGGTTCTTTAGTTCGTCGGTGTAGCTGCCCATACCTGGGCGTGAAACTTGTACGAATGTTGGCATGGCGTCTCCTTTACCAATAGTTAGCGGAAACTCTGATTTCAAAGGAACAGTGGTGCTTCCCGCTCGTTTCGAAAGCCCACCGCTCCAATGCTTCCTTCCTTTCCTGAAGGTTCGACCATGTGATGGATTCGCCATACCCATAGGTCACAAGATCGAAAAATATTAGGTCTCCCTCCTTGGCCTCTATTTGGTTTGACTTGTCGTAAGTCTCTTCCATGACAATAAATCTGTACTGCTCTGTTCCGATGGTTATCTCTCCTTCTGGATCGTCAATGCCGTTATCGGCCAAAATTTTTTTCATGGTCTTTCTGGACAGACCTTCCGGCGTTATAACAACCATCAAGATTACATTCGGGTGGGTGCTCATGTTGGTTACTCTCCTTTGATGTTGGGTTACTCAATCTCCGTCTCAATATCCTCAATCTCGAAATTTAGGCCAAAGTCTTTGGCTATTCCGTAGCCTTCAAGGAAACTATCGGTGTTGACCCAAATCCCCACGGCTGCTAATTGCGATAAGTATTTCAGATGATTGTCAATGGTCTCAAAAGAATACATATACGACCTGAATTCAGCCATCCACTCTTCGGTGAACTTCGATTCGTCGTAAGTGATTCTGACCGACTGTGTTACCGTTACTGCTTTTTCGGCCATATATTTTTCTTCCTGATGTCATCCGCAGCTCCGCAAGCAGTGCCCGCAAAAGTGGCAATCCTTCCACGCCGTCTCGACCGTTCTCGCCCGCAGTTGTCGCACCGCTCGGGCTGAATCTCCGTATGAGGGTTTCCGTAAGTAGGGATGGCGCTTGTCGATCTCCGGGTGTGGTACTGTGTATCGTTTCTGGTCTTCCATTCTCATTCCCCCGCTTGATGGCTTCGATATTCATACTCGCACTTTGCCCGAATCGTGAAGCACAGCCAGATAAACACGAGCTCTCCAAAATTCCACGTCAGGAGCGGGACAAATCGCCAGCTCAAAACGTGCATCGAGACGCACACCTTGAACCCCTCGATTCTGCATCCATTGTAGCGACCTCTGGGCCAACCCATTTTCATCTCATCCTCCCGGCTAACTAAACCAAATAAAATATGCGGCAGCGAGCCCGACATGCACAGCTATTTGTGCTCCAAAGTATACCGGCCAGAACTCCATTCTCATCCTCCCGCCGACACCCCTGCCGGCTATTTTCCGATCTCCAAAAGCATCTTTTCGGCCACCGCGACCCACCCTTTTTTGACCGCGCCGGGGCAATTATCGAACAGAGGAAGATCTGCACCGGTGACCGCGCTTTTCCATCCCGTCGATTCGCAGTAGGCCTCATAGGCTTTTCGGGCCAACTCATAGATCCAATCGTTTTCGTTCATGCTCATTGCTCCCTATGCCGGCTTTCCAAGATGACACCGTTTGAATTTCTTTCCTGACCCACACGGGCACGGTTCGTTCCTGCCCACCTTCCGTTTCTCGGTCTGTTCAAGTGTTGGGTTGAGCTGCATCATGTATTTCCGGTCTATGGAATCCATGTGCTCCATCATTTTCTCGTACGGGAAATCGTGGATTTCGCCTGTTCTTGTATCCATAAAGATTCTTCTCCTTTCGTAAGTTTTTTTATGCCGACGCGCCGGCCGGCTTGTCATCGCTTCACCGTCGCCTTACATCGAGGGCATTGGCGATCACTCGTTGCCGGGTAGGTGATGCTCTGATTGTTTTGGTGGGCACTCCACTAACGCATTAAGGGGCGTCCAGAGAATCCCTATCATTCGATTGGGGCCGTCCATGCATCTTATCTCGTGTTTCTTCCGACATAAATCACACAGGAACTTTTTCTCAATCATCGCTTCCCCTTCCAATCTTTTTTCTGCACACCTTGCATGAAACGATTCCAATATCACCGTCCTCGTAGTCCCACCCCTCTGGATTCTTCCCACATAGGGTCTTGGCTGGATCAAGCGGATCTATGGCGTGCGTGGCCGGCCCGCGCCATCGTGACGGGGTGCCGAGAAGACGTCCCACCCATGCTCCGTTTGGGACTACGATCAACATCACTTCCCCTTCAAGCTGCGCCGATGGGCGTTATGGCAATTCCCCATGAAACCCAGGCGTCTTGACTTGCTGAATGTAATCGACAACCAGTATAACGGCGCGAGTTAGAACCTCTGAATCAGAGTTGACTATTGCGTGTTGTCGCATAGTTTCGCACCGTTCAACGTATGCTTGAGCATCGCACTTGTCCCTTCCGCCTGCCATGCCGTAGCCGACGAAGAAGCCAGCGGACACGAATATGACCATGAGAACGAAGGTCAGAAAGGCACCGACTGCCAACGTTACTTTCTCTTTTGATTGATCCATTCCCACACTCCCTTCCCAAAGATGGCAGAGATAGCTGTCTCATAGATGTAGTGACGGTAATTTTCATCAACGTATCCGCCAACTTTGTCTATGTCGTCTATGTAGCGTTGACATAGACTGCGAAGGGCTGTGAAATCCATGGACTCAAGCTGTTTGGGCTTGGCAATCTCTTTCTCTGCATTCTCCCTGCGATCCAGTTCGGCCCTCAATTCTTCCGTTGTTATGTTCTCAAGCATCTTTCAATGCCTCCTCTGCCACGCCCCATGCTTTTCTGAGGGACGAGCAGCCAAGAATGTCGGCCAGGGCTTTGCGGAGCCTGGTGATCTCGTTTTCCGGTGAACTTTGTTCGTGGTAATCGTGAAGGCCGTCCGATCTTTCGCACGACTCACAATGATGTCCATTACCAGAATTGCCCCAATGTTCTGCCATCTGGTTGATATGGTCTGCCGGTTTTCCGTTCCACTCGATTCTGTTCATGCGACCCTCCACTTGTGCTTCGCCTGACCATGGTCAACGGTCCTTGCCACGACGAACATGTCTCCGCACTTCGGGCAACTCACCCCTGCCGAGGCTCGTTGATGCTGGCCGTTAGTGACCACCAAGAGCGCTATGGCTTTGAGACGCTTGACTCCTTGCTTGCAAACTGGGCACGTCATTGTTCCCCTCCCTTTTCTCCTAATTCACAATAGCTTCTTTGTCGTCCTCTTCCCTTGCCGTGGCCATGCGGATCTCTTTGGCCTTGCTGAGTTGTCCCGTGAACTTGTTAAGAAAGCAGTACATGGATCGGTTCTCTTCGTTAAGCTTCTGATTCTTGGCCTCAAGCGCGGGAATGTGCTCATTAATGAGCCAGTCCAGGCTTTCCACCATGTCTTTCAACGCATCGAGTCCGGTCCCGTTGGTGGGGATGGGCGTCACGGGGTTGGTGGGTTGAGATTGAACATCTTTAGACGAACACTTCCCAAAGAACGTGATTCGATCCAAGTCTTCGCAGACGTACCCTATCTCTTGTTTCTTGAGTGCCCCTGCATTCTTGAGTTTGCTCATGTACGATGAAACTGTAACGCGAGCCAGATCCCCATCTTTCTTTACAATTGAGTCAACCGTAAACGGTACGCCTTCTCCAATGTCAATGATGATATGTCTTACTTTGTCGAACTGAGTCATAACCCCCCTCCTTCTTGCTGGCTTTGAATCCGGGCCAATCCCGTTTAGCCGTATAGTTTAAGCACAACGGCCTGTTTTCACATTCTTGAGGGCATCGGTTTCCCTCTCGAAAAGTCTTGACCGGATGACACCCATTGAACTCAGGAAGCACCAATGACTTCTTCGCCTTGTCCCTCTTGGCCTTCCCGGAGATTTCACCACAAGCTTTGCACCATCCGGTGAATCTGCGTGCGCCTTTTGCGATAAGGCTGATTGTGTGTTCTTTGCCGCACGGACCAGAGCAGACGTAAGTATAGCTCGTCTCTCCCGAGAACAAGGAGCACGGTGCCCACATGAGCCGATGACCACCCTTACGGTACTGCTTCCACTCGGGTCCGGTCGTGTGCTCTGCGGCCCTCTTGCAATGGGCGTTACCCTTGACCTTGCCCGGATCAAGATGGTCACAATGACGGCACATGACTCCGGATGGACCTGCGCCATGAAGAAGAATCATTGGGTTAGTTGACTTCAATTCTACAGACACAAATACCCCCCCTATTTTTCTATGTACCATCGACCGGATTACCCCGAGCCCCATCATCCTCCTGTGACCTTGACCCAATAGCCGCCATCTGTAGCAGGCACACAGCAAGGACTCCAATCGGGGCGCCGACAAACACCCCCACAATGAACCCGACATATCCTGGATGGTTTGATAGGAACTCAATCATCTACCCCCCCCCCGTCTTATTTTAATAATTCAATGAAATCCATAATAAAGAAGACGGCCAACATAACTAATGATCCACCCGTGACGCCCTCTGGAACCGGTGGCCACTCTTTCCCTGTAGCTAAAACCGTAGCCTTCTCAATAGCATCTACAAGCAACATAGCCGAAAGAAACAATACGGCTCTCAATGGTTTCCCCTTCCTTTTATGAGCGGCCCCACGTCGGAGCTGCCCTTGCGATGATCTGATCTTGGCTACGCTACAGCCGGCCGATCTGACTGGAAATGGAGTTGAGGGACTGAGAGATAGAGTCCAGTAGGGACAGAACCTCACCGTAAAGGCTGGACGGTTTAGGAGCCTTGTCAATGGCTTTGTTGCTCTCTTCCAGTCGCGGACCAACAAGCACATTGATCTTTCGATTGGCGTCGATCCTAACACTTGTGGCCTGTTCGGTGACCTCGGTGGTTCTCCTGAGTAAAGAGTGGAACTCCATGGATTCCTCTACTTTCGATGTTTCTGCTCGTAATGCTTCCCCTTCATACATGGTTCTTCTCCTTTTGTGTGGTTAGATTACCCCTGACACTCGCAGGGGAATCGAGTCCGGTTACCCGCTCCGGCGCCGCTCTGTTTTTGCGGCAGGTTTTAAAGCGGGGGTCCAGGTCGCTCACTTAGCGGGTGCGAATAAGCATGAAAATAAGAATGCGTTTCCATCTCATTTTGTCATCCGTTCCTCGTGCCCTCGATGCCCCCACATTCTTGACGGCTCTGAAGAGCCAGTGTTTTCAGGATGCTCGGTTTCGTCGCCTAGATTCATGGGCGATGTCTCGGAGGCGGCGGCGTTTCTGGAGCCATAAGATTCCTCCTTTTGAGTTGTGGTTGTTTTCGATGGTGGATAAAGAATCGGCGAAAATTACGAGCATGTCAAGTGGAAAATTCATGAAAATATAATTTGACCTTTCATGAAATCTGCTTTAATATTTTCACCGAAACTGAAAGGAGATCGAGGATGGGGCGGAAGCTGGAAAGAAGCATTAAAACGATTGACTTGAGACTTCTCGCGCTGCGTGAGAGATACGGTACGTGGAAGGATGTGGCTGACAAGCTACGAGTCACAGAGCGCACAATAGCGAATTGGACCACAGTTGGTATCCCCGCCAGTCAGGAAAAGCGCGTCGATAACCTGTTGGCCGGGAAGGCGATCAAAGCAAAGAAGAAGTAACTAAACGCCCGCTCCAACGGCTACGCTGACGGTCCTGGGCAAGCCAGCGATGGCTAAACCGCATTCCTCACGCCATCAGGTCGGGTCGCAAACTCTGAGCGAATCTGGTGGATGGTGGGCGAAAAGAGAAGCAGTCATGAATGGCCGGCGAAACTGGCGCGGGAGTATGTCGGGATCACTCGGCGGAAGTTGAGTGATATTCTAAAAGAAAAGGAGGGATCAGATGCAAGATATCCAGGAAATAGTTGATCTACTGGAAAAGGAGGGATGTCGTCCATTAAGATCATCACTAAAAGAAGAGTCATTCCAGCGCAAAATCCAGTTCTCAGCATGTGGGATTGACTACTTTATCGAATGGTGGGAAAACACATCCTATCTAACCATTGGGGCTTCGTATGCGAACTATATCCCATTCGATAACATGACTGTTGATTTAACGTGGCCGTCGTGTCGGCGCGGGCTCCGGTTTAGTGATAAATATCGGTTTGTTGTCGTGGCTACCAAAAAGCTTGACTGGCAAGAGCAAGAAGTGGTTGTGAAGAAGGAAGAAGCGGGACAATGAGGAGTTGGATTCCGAAAGGTTGGTCCCGTTGCGCCATGTGCGATGAGTGGTATGATCCGAATGGTGAACGGGCCAGAGTTCATGATCATCCCGAGCCTCAAAGTGGACAGCCGAGAACGGATTGGATGGACAGCCGTTTGCCGTATGAGCGATGGATAAAAGAGACTCCAGAGGGGAGAGACTGGCACAATGCCGCAAGACCAAGGAGGCAAGGATGAGTTTAGAAGCATGGGGAGATGATGGAGATGTCGGGCCGGATGGGTGTCGATCTGCACGAGATGGGCGATTTCGGCCCGGAAGCGTCCCACATCAGTTGGATGAAACAGAAGACCGATGAAGGATGGACCTACGGCCCGGAGAAGCGCCCCGATCTCAAGCAGCATCCGTGCATGGTGCCATTCGATCAACTGCCCCGCGAGCAGCAGTCGAAAGACTTTATCTTTCGAGGCGTCGTGCATGCCTTGAAGGTGTATTTGTAGGGTTGAGCCCCCACGGGTTCCTCTGTGAAATCAACGTGGTGCACAACAAGGAGAACGAGCGATGAGTTGGAAATCCAGGGACCACCCCGGAACGGACACATAATCCACTGATGTGGATATCCTCCGAAGATGAGATTTTAAGTGAGTCAAATTTGTGCTTCGAAGTACCGGCCAGTCGCCGTATCAGGTTGATGGGCAGCGTTAGACGCGCAGCTCGGCGGCCGGTCGGAATCTGTATAAAGGGTGGGGCTCCGGGTTGGCCGGATGCCCCGAGATGCATCACCATTGGACGGCATACACCGGAATATATCCAAGGAGCGTTCCGGATTCATCGTAAATTGGGACAGCTCTAGCCGTGGCTCCACCCGC